ATTGTAAGGTCTTTTGAACTTACTTCAAGCTATATGCAGTTAGATTATACTTTAATCAAAACTAGCAATATAACGCTTACGCCAACTTCATCAGTAGGTAGTATTTTCTTTGACTTAGTTTATGCAGGAACGGGAAATTCAGGATTGAATAGCCTGATAGGGATAAATATTGAACCCACGTTTAACCTTACAGGAACGGCTTTAGGTGATACGTATGGCGTATTATACAGCCCGACTTTCACAAGCACAGGCGGAAATAATTTCGGCGTAGTTGTAGATAACGCTAATACGTTAAGCGGATTTGGCATAGCAGCACCAGTTTCAACTTTAGAAACAGGAGGTTCTTTCGGAACAGCTATAAGAACTATAACAGGTATAACAAGTGCAGACGTAACAGACCACACTATCTTAGCTGATACCACGTCTGGGTCTTACACTTTGACGCTCCCTGCGGCTAATACGTGCGAAGGTCGTATATATATAGTTAAGAAAATAAGTAATGATGCGAATGTGCTTACAATTTCGCCAAATGCAGACGGGGCTAGTAAGACTATTACAACGCAGTATGCTTTTTACGCCCTGCAATCGGATGGCAGCGCATATTATGTGATAGGGAATAATTAATAAATAATAATAAAATAAACAGTATATGGAAAATTTACAAGAAGATTGGCAAGAACAAAGCCCCGCATGGAGGCAATGGCAAATTTTTAAATGCTTATGCGATATTGTTAACGTTTTAGAAACAAAAGTAAACCAATGAGTTACGATTTACAAGAAGATTGGCAGCAGTTTCCTCCCGCTTGGAGGGATTTGCAGATACATAAGTGCTTATGCACGATGAAAGGATTGATTGAAGATGCAGAATTAACGGATATTTATACGCTTACTATTCAAAGTTCGCAGATAAACCTTGCAAACTCTACCACATATTACTTTGGTGGTTTCGCAGGGGCGCAACCTACGGCAGTTCCGGCTTTAGTTCCTGTAACTGCACCAAAAGCAGGGACTTTGACTAATGTTCATTTAATTTTTTGGGTAAACGGAACTTTAGCTACAGCAGGGAACTGCACGTTGTCTATTAGAGTTAATAATACTACTGACTATTTAGTTACTAATACTTTAGCATTAACAGCAGTGACTAACAAGGTAAATGTTGACACATTAACCATTCCTATTACAGAATATGATGAAATTGAGTTTAAGTTATTAACTCCGACTTGGGGGACACCTCCAACACAGGTGCGTATTTTTGGAAACATAGTAATTGCAAGATAACCATGAACCTAATCAACCTTATCATAGCACGTATCAAAAGTGAAAGCCCGAAGCTATTTCGCTTTTTATCTATTTCATCTGGGGTGTTAGCGGCTATTATTTCGCTATTATTTTGGGTAGATAATGAACTGCAATTTGTATGGCTCACCGATGGGATAGCAAAGCTGTTAAACGATACCTTATTCACAAGTATTGGTATATTTACTACATCAAATTTAACCACTACCGATAAAAAACTACAAGACAAATGACACTGAATAAACCAAAAACACACGTATTAAAAGGATTAATTGGCGATGCTGATTGCGTTTTCCATTTACAATTTGTATCTGATACCGAAAACGATAGTTTTGTGGACGAAGTAGCTACATGGGAGGCAGAATATGACGTGCAGAACCTATATATTACCAAAGACGACAATACAACAGAACTATTCAGCGCAGGGGTAGTAGGTTTCCCTAAGCCAAAGAAACGTTCTTAATTTATACCCTTAAAAAAAATAGCAGCACGACATGCTTTTACAATCAATAGATAACGGAGATGGGGCGGTAAGCCTAGTATGGTTCGCAGGGATAACATTTAGCATAGCCATGATACTACTTGGTATTATATGGCGGCAGCAGATTGCGCAGCAGAAGGAATCCCTAGATGAACAGAAGAAACAAAATACGGTGCTGAATGAAATAGCCATTGACATAGCGGTGATGAAAAGCAATAGCACTCTAACCGGACAGGACGTAAAAGCAATACGTGGGGAGATGGAGGACGTTAAGTTTGAAATTAAAGAGATTGACAAGCGTGTGTTAAAGTTAGAAGTCGCATGAGTAAGTGGTATTGGTTTATTGTTATATCTACTATCTTCTTATTAGATAACGGCATTTCCGCGCTGTATTACTTAGTCCCGTATGAAACTGATGCTGACTATCAAGTGCGTGTTATCATTTACACCATGTCGGTGTCGTTAGTAAACTCTTTTATCTACCTATACATTGCATTTTTCAGACCTAAGATGCAGTTAAGATTGTTGGATAAACTCTACTCCGTTGTATGCGCATTAGTCACAGCCTTTAGTTCTATCCGTTGCTTGTTCGATGCAATAAATATGAGCGACCTATGGTATTGGGCTTTATTCTTTATATTCTTCTTTATACTTGTTTGGTTTAAGCGGAAGGAGCGAATTTAGCCTTTATAAACTACTTTATAATTTTCCCAAAATTTACGTTCCGCTTCTGCGCCTTTTTTCGCAGCCGCGACAGTGTTGTAATGGTGGTTTAAAATCTTACCATTTGCGGCGATTTTTCGGTATCTGAAACCGCCACGATATGGGTAGATTTCGAGGGTGTTGGGTTTTACCTCTTTGCAATCTTCTATTTCAATTAAATGATTTGGCATCAATGCTACATAATAATCTATATCGTCATAAGGTTTAACTTCATAAACTTTTCCAATTTCAGAAGCATACCAAAAACTTTTCTTTCTGGCTTTAATAATTTTTACTTTCATTTTATTATTTTTTTAGTTCAAAAATATAAGTCGTGTTGCCGCCTTTTTTCTCAATTACCTTGTCGTTTATCATAGTCGCGGCGGTTACTATGAACGTGAATAACAGAAGGTAGAATAGTGTTTTGTCGGTCATGCTAACAATTCTTCTAAATGATTAAACATTTCAGCGTATTCAGGTGTATAAAGAGTTTGTTTAAATTTGTCGTTTTCATTTCTGTAAGCCTTTAACATTGAACTCTTTTTATCTTTTGAATACTGAACGTTTGCCAGCCTATCGCATATTTTTACAAAGTGTGCCAACTGATTTGCCCTTATGCCTTCATAGTAAATAGAATTTGCTCGTTCAGCCCTGTTTTTACCTTTTTCATTTGTCAGTGCATAAGTAGCCTCTGCAATTTCAAACCCTAACGCTTCTTTCACATCGTTGTAAGTTTGGCGGCAGTCCTCTATCACATCGTGTGTATATGCAACACATAAAGCAGTTTCTCTTAAATCCTGCGGCAATAGGTGATAGAATTGAGCTACAAAACGAGCAACCATGTGCAGGTGTATTGAATAAGGTTCATTATCTCCGTATGTATGATTTGTTGACTTGTGGCAACTAATACCGTATTCTCTTGCTTGAGTAAATTTTCCGTTTCTCATATTTTCTTTTTTAGTTAATTTTTTAAAATGGCAGGAACCCTAAAACCTGCCCTGTAAACACTCACTCAATTTTTAATAATATTCAAATCTAATACGCCTCTATTTATAGGCAAAGGATTTGTAAGGTTTTGGGAGTTTCAGTCGAATAACTCCTCGTTAGGCTCTCTTATCCGATAATTAAACTGCAATAAAAAGAACTGTTTTATTTTTTCGATTGCCTCTGAAAAATCGGACTTAGTTGTGATTGAGGACTTCGGGACTTTAACTATTTCTCCCGTTGCTTCGATTACTTTTTCATCTCCAAAAAAATACACCTTGTTAAATGAGTGCATGTCGTCTTTACTCCATAACTCACCCCATTGTTCTTTTATACATGCTCTTTCGTCCTCAATCACACAAGCCCAATAATATTTGTTCTGCTGCTCACTACGCTTACTTTTTCTTTTTTCAATCGTAACTATCACGTCCTTACCTTCAAACGCTCTAAAGGCTTCGTTTAGCTTTTTAGCGTTATTGGGGCGACCATCCTTTACGTGACAAGGAATTTTCATATAATTGAATTTATTTCGTCCAACTTTTTAAGATATATCAGTTTAATCCTCGCATATGCCATGCAGCGAATTTCGGCAGTGCGCACCCACTTAGGGGCTAATTCAGGGAAGTAGCTTTTAGGGGCGCAATCAGCGTTAAATTGAGCATGTATAGCCCTTCCCCGCATACGTTCCAAAGCCACCGAAATTTGCTCTAACTCCCGTGTAAGTTGTAATATTTTATTAGAGTTCATAATCTACCTCAGATTTTTTCTCGTTTACATAATCACGTTTCATGGAAGGCGGCACAACGCCAACGCCTTCGCACAAGTAACATTCGGTTTCTTCACCGTTGCAGTGTGGACATAAGCAATCCTCGTCAGCCATAGCATCGGCGTAAATGTCTAAATAGTAGTCTTTCATAGTTTTAATGTTTAATGCAAATCTACTTATTACCTTTCACATTTGCAAGTTTTTTAACACTTTTTTCTTTCAGCATAGCGGCGGCAATCTGCAAAGCCTCTTTTTCTAAGATAGCCATGCTGTCCGAAGTCAAAGGCATATCGGAAACTTCCATGTAGAAGTAGTGCATACCGTTAAAACTTTTAATATCTCCGTTCAAATACCGATACACATTGGTTGTCATGCTACTTTTACTCTTATTCGGGTATGCTTGCGCCAAGTGGCGGGAGTGCAGGAAAAACCGCACCCCCTTACCCTTTAAATCTGTTTCTGCTATTAGTTTCATCATATATTTTTTTATTTTTTATTCGCTTATACACCTAAATTGGAATACTTGGCGAAGTAAATGTTCGCAAAGCCGCAAGTTATAAGCAAGCTGCTACGTTCCTACTCCGAATTAAAGTTCCCCATTGAGAAGCCATCGCTTCGGCTATTCTGGTAAATGTTTTTGAACGTGCTTTTCGCCTTTCTTCTTTTGGTAGTTTAAATGTTTCGTAATGCAAACGGCTATCAGTTCTACCACTTTTATGCACTATAATATCAGGTTCAACTATTTCGGTAGGTTCTAATTTTGGTAATCCAGCAATCCACAAACAAGTGCTTTTTCTTTCAGTATGCCCAAATTGGTATGGCTGTATAATTTGAGTTGGCTTTTTATAAAGTCTGCTCATTATTCCAATCGGGTTTTCAATATAGCCGCATCCAATTTGTTCCAATGCTTCGGCACATTTCAAAAAATGTTTAACAGCTTCGGCTCTTTGTTCGTGGATATTTGGAAACCTATCAGCATATTCAGGCTTATAGTATTTGTTTGCTGCAACTGTTAGCCGAGTGCATTCCGGGTGCATCCCTAAAAAATCAGGTTCAATCAATCTTATAGCTTCAAAGCAATCCATTTGTAAATGTCTTTCCGGATATTTTCCACTTGGTGGCAGTAGGTCGCAACTATACGCATCGTGTCCAGCGTTCAAAAAAGCCTCCATTACCGTTTGGCTTTCTTCGTGTGTTATTAATACTTTCATATTTAAAATTTAGTTTGTCGTTAATAATCCGCAGCCAGCTTATAACAGCGGTTTTGTGCTATTTGCCCCATCAACATTTGTGGTAACTTGAAACATTGTGCAAGGGGCAAACAGACACAAAGCCGCAAAACGTTAGCTGCAAGCGGGGCTGACTGCTCCAAATGTAGCTTTGTGGGAGAAAGTTTTTTAAAAATGCCCCACCGCACTTTTGTTTTTTCAAAACAATTTTGTTTGACTTGCATACACATCAATTCTTTTATTAGCCATTGCAATATATTTTTCGCTTATTTCCGTTCCAACATAATTCCTGTCATTTTTTACACAAGCAATTGCAGTTGTTCCGCTTCCCATAAAAGGGTCGTAAACTATATCTCCTTTTTGTGTTGAAGCAAGCACACATCTTTCAGCAAATGAAATTGGAAATGGGGCAGGGTGCTGATTGCCTTCTTGATGGTTTATATCCCATATATCGGTAATCTTTGCCATATCCTCATTAAAGTATTTAGGCTTGCCTTTGGTGAAATAAAAAACATCTTCTTTTCTCGGATACCATTTTATTTTAGCAACATCAGGTGAAGCAGGGAATTTCCAAGTAATGTGTTGTGCAAAATAAAGTGGGCATTTGTCAATTATCCAAAAGCAATGCTTGAATTGATAATCTTCAAATTTGCCTTTATGATTCCAATACATTGCACCGCCTTTTTTTAATACTCTTGCACATTCTGTTAGTATTTCACCTATCCATTTTTGATAATCCTCAACAGGCATATCATCTGAATAGGTGTCGTATTGTTTCTTTCTACCGTTTCTACTAAATCCACCATAGTTGTAAGGTGGTGATGTAACAATCAAGTCAAATTGTTCATCATCTTGTTGCCTTAAAAAATCAAGGCAGTCCATTTGATATATTTTATTTCCCTCGCTTCGCATTTTTAAAAAACTTTCTTTAGTGTTCCAATTAAAATTTAGTGCTGAATAATCCCGCCAGCCATGCCCTAAATAATTCGGGCTTATGCCTGTAATCTCCGACATGCGCTTATACATATTTTTTTCAACCTCACTGTAATCCAAATCAGGGTCCCAACCAATCCATTTTATTTGATTTCCGTCGTAGCTCATTGCTTGAATTCTTTTACCGTGAACTGAATAACCCATACCCAAGGGTTTTTATTCCAACTTTCCTGACCGTGTAAACTAATCCAAGTCCACTTATATGCACCCGTAGCGTTATCTTCAATATCAAGGGCTGAAATATAATTCCCCTTAATATTGTAAGCCACTCCTCCACCAAATGCGTCAGGTAATTTCGTTCCTACAATCCCTTCTCTCAGCGCACCTTCATCGGTAATTTGATGTAACCGCTCAATGGATATACCTGAGACCTCCAACTTAATACGGCACGCTGCCTTTGGCATGAATACAGGCGATTTCCATTTAATAAATTTCTCTCGCCCATTATTATCATACATTGTTCTCCCATCGGCATCAACTTCTTTAATCATTGGTGGATTATCAGCCGCGTATTCAATTATCTCCCTATCGTAATGCGTGTAGCCATTTTCATCAACAAAGTAATATTTACGGTATGTTTCCTTCACCCAAATCTCATCGCCTACTACTCCGTAAGGGCATTTGATATTTATTGTGTTTGTTGGCTTATTGTCAAACCTCATGCACACGGCAAAATTGCCTTGTATTTCTCCCAACACATCAATACTCCATCTGTCGGGCTCTTCATTAATCTCATCCAATCCCCGTGTCCTTCGGGTTTCGGTTTTGCAGCCAAATTGCAACACCTTTGGAATTGGGAAACACCACGCCGCATCCTTCTTATATTTTTCGGGCATGTTAAATCCGGGGTCGGGTAAATCTTTTACAGTTGTATTGCACTTTATTTTAAATTGCTGATACTCCCACTGCTTTTTCAAGCCGGCAATGCTAAAGTCCTGGAATATTACTCCTGTTGATTTCATTTATTTAAAATTATAATGTTCATATCTGCTACCAATAATGCATCCGGAATGTTTACGGATATAAACGAACTACCGAATTCAAAAGCAAATTCATTCATTTGAATTGTGATGGTATAATCATCAAATTGGAATTTCTTATACAGCCAATCAATAAACTCCTTGGAACCTGGTAAAGCATTCCCCTTATGGTTAATTGCATACGCCGGATATAAATGATGTGGAAAGTATTTTGCATACTTGTTTGCTAAATGATGCCACCCTTTTTCAGTAAGTTTTACCCTAATGAAATCATTCATATTGAAGTTTATTTCTTTCATTTTCCACAACAATTTTTATATTTCTTACCCGATCCACAACCACACAATATGTTCCTGCCCTGCTTCGGCTCAGTCCTAACATATGGCGCAGCCTTGTAACACTTACCAGTATAGGCACGGTTGCGACATATTACCTGCGCAGCTCCATCAGTCTTATAGCCTTGATTACCGCAAAACTTACAGTAGTTTGGAGCATCCTGCAAATAAATTATCCTTCTATACATCACCTTGCTACTTCCAGGTGCAGACAAATCCGTAATATTCTCAAACGCAGCCTGTAACATTTCGTCAGTTGCAAACGTATTTCCCATCACCACATTCGCCGCAGCCTTAAATTCCTCAAACGTCTCGGGTCTAAAAAACTCCCAATCCGGAACAGCAGTGTTATCATACCAGTCAACTTTCGCTACAGCGTCGCAATAAGGACACGTAATCAGTTTTGGCACTAAAACCCTGTCATCGGTAATTTCGTCGCGCACAGTCAATCTGTGACCGTTTATACACTTAAATATCTTAATCATTCTTGCACGGTTTAAATTTTTCCAAAAATTCTTCGTTGGTGTAAACATTGGCGGACTCATTCTCCCTGATAACAATCCAGTCACCATGATGCAGCTTGGTTTTGTAAACCCCAACACCCGACATCATGTATCGACCCACACTTTCGATATACCAACCATCAGGCGTATCGTCAAAACCGAATTTAACCAGCGCACATTCCTTCGGGTTGTTTTCATCAAACTGCATGGCCATTACCTTTTCACGGAATTTATATCGTTTCATAGTTCTCAGTTTATTGCATCCAATTTAAGCATCCTTCAGTATTGCACTTACCCCAAACATGCTTGTTTGAAGAAGCTCGCGTCCAATATAATTTATTGCCGCACTGTGGACAGATAATAAAACCATTGCCTCCCAATTTGTCACCAATCAGAGATAATGCAATTACAAGGTTTTTAACAACCACTTCTTCCTCTTCTTCGGGAATATGCCTATTGTTCTCGCCCCATTTACGACCTAAATTGATGGCATGTTTTGTATTAATTGCATTGATTATTTCTTCATAGCTGTAACCAGCTTTGTGCGCCATGCCAAACAGTAACAGAAGGCAGTCTGCAAACTCTAAACTTGCCTGAGTTTCTTTTTTAGATAACGCATCAACCATTTCTTTCAGCTCCTCACACAAATGTTGAAACATTCCAGGCAATGTAACGGTTGGAAAAGTAGCATCCTGCCACTCCATTATTTTATTGAATTGTAATACATTCATCAGCAACCTCCATTGTTTTCAAATAAATCATTCTGCTGGATTTTCAACACCTCATTAGGCTTTTCCGCCATCATGCCATCTACCAACCGCTCATATTTCTTGCTCGCCGAAATCATTTCACCACGCGTCTGCTTATCAACACTGTTGCCATTGGCGAAGAAATCAATCTGATGCTTACGCATACTTTTTACAATCGATACAAACCGAGCAACTTCATCGTATGTGGACTCGTTGTCGTCACAATTCAGCAACTTGCGAATATTGGCTAATTCTTTTTTGAATGCGTTTAGCGCATGCAACGTGCCATCAACTCTCATAATGTCTGTAACCACTGCGTTTTTATGGCTCTCAGACTGCATTTTTTGAATTTCATCACAGGAGTAACCATATTCCTCAACACCCGCAGACCACGCAATTTCAAACAACTCCTCTATTTCATATATTCTAAAAGCAACCCGGTTGCCGTAATCAGTGGTTACCGAATACATCGTAACCCCTCTTTCTGCTGCAATTCCAGTTACTATTGCATTCCCAATTTTTGTTCCGTTTTTGGTATGCAGAATTGTGTTTATGCCAATGGCATGTGTTCCGTCTTTTGATATCATTACTTATTTTTTAAAGATGAATGTTCAATGTTTATTTCTAATTTGGCAATCTCACTCGCCGCCCAATTATCGTCAATCTCGATCTTAAGACCATTATAAAACCTACGGTCGTCGCTGCCTTTGTTTGGATACCAAGTTATCACGCCATGCTTACCAAAGTCAATCTTAGATATTCGATACTCACGCATGAACTGTATCAACTTAGCCTTGTGCGCAGTGTATTTTTTATCCAGCTCCGTAGCCAATGCGCCAAGCATCTTATACTCCACACCTAGTTTGAAGTTGACATTGTCAGCATTCAACGTTACCTGTGCCTCTTCATGCATCTCACGTTTTGCACGCTCACTCATGTAATCAATATACTGCTGACTACCATCACCATCCGGCTCGAACTGGCTCATCTCCATCATCGCAATCTCTGCACCATGATAATCACCACGAGCCTCCAACTGCTTTACCTTTTCCAACTGCTTACGAGCAGGTAATACGTGTTGGTGCCAAAATACATGCGTTTCATCCAACATGCGCTCTGAAAACTCCTCATCCTGTTCAAAATGCATCACCTTCAATCGCTGACCGGCAATTAAAACAGAAAACTCACAATAGTCAACCTCTAATATCAGCATGTAGGTATGTGACTGGCTTTTGTAATACGGCGGCAAATCATCCTTAAACTGACCCGCTACCCACTGGTTCATTGTCTTACACTCCAACGGTGCAAATCCCTTCAAAGGAGGTCGGCCAGGTAACAACTTATACTGACCATCACCGGGAGGAATAATCCTATCCAACGACACAAACAACCATGGAAATTTCTCATTCTGAATAATACCATGAACCTTCATTGATTTCCTTGACTGAAATTGAGAAATACGCACATTCGGGTCCAACGCCTTTTTTATGTCATAATTTGCATAGCGATTTACATAACCCGGAACTTTGTCTGAGTCAATGGTATCATCATACAACGACCACATATTTGCAACCAATTCTTCAAATAAAATCCCGTAAAGCATATTTTCATTGAGCTTCTTTGTAGCAACTTTGAGCCCAACCTTTTCTTGCCATTTATCCCAAACTGAGTCGTAAGGGTTTAACTTCATAACAGCCCCATTATCGGAGCCGCCTAATCCAGTGGAACGGAACTCATGCCATTCCGGACTATACCTGCGTAGTGGATGCAGGATTTGGTGTTTTTTCAAATAATTCATATCTCGGTTAATATTTTTCTCGTTTAAAAAATTGTGACGGCATTGCATTTCTACTTGAACTGCATATATCCCTTTCAGGCTTCACGTTCCCTGCAAAAAATTTAATCAGCCGTCACAAATCACAAGCTGCACACATTTGAGTTCCCACTCAAAAATCATTCATATACTGGCTCCAAATGGTAAACCTCAATATAAGGAATTACCACCTTTGAAACACAGTCACCGGTATATTCCGGCAAAAATTCATTCGACTCATCAAAAGCATACAATACCGCTGTCTTCACACCATCAATCATCACCTCTTTCCATCTTGAATAAAAATGGTTGAAAACATATCTGAACGCCTCCTTTACACTGCCGCACTCAACATCAATGCCGGGATAAGTAAACAAATCATCGTTTTTCTTAAAACCAAGCTTGTATATCTCCTCGTCAGACATGCTGGAAGGTAACTTAGGGTAACTAACTTCTTTTATTCTAAACCAATACCTAGCCGCCCACATCGGAACTGTTTTCGGATGATTGTAAACCCAATCAGGACTACCCTCAATAAAATCAGTCGGAGCTGCACACGGGTAAGGTTTCCCACCAAGCAACTGAACTGCAGAACCATCAATGCGAATGAAAATTTTTAACTTCTCATTGTAATGACCAGGCTCAGGAACATATAACAACGTACCAGGCTCCCCCAAGAAAGCATACACACGTTCTAAATCAACATCCTTTACCCGCACTACTTTCCATATTGCAGAATTCTTCATTTTTAATAACTCTGCAACAATTTCCGGTGTTGTTATTAATCTGTTCCTTTTCATTGATTATTGGTTTTTGTAGGTGTAAACAGCAACCTGATTAAGTGTATCAGCTTCTAAGTTTGACAAATCAGTTGATATCAACAATTGGTTAACCACGGCTTTAGCCTTTTCCTCTCCTGATAAAACCTGATTAATGCCATCACGAAATTCATCGACACGGCTCAGCATCTCACGCACAATCTGAAATAATTTATCATCAATAGTTGGCCTTGTCGTTTCCAACACATGTTCAATGGCTTCGCCTAACGGCGCGCCTTCCTCCAATTTGTCATCAAGCTTTTGCATGACATCAATTAAAACAGTTGCTTCGTACAACCATTTCTTTAATCTGCCCGGAAGAGCGTCAAAAAATAATTGTGTTTTTTTCGAAATTGTTCCTAAGTCTTGGATGAACGTAGTGCCATCCTTTTTCTTGCTGAAAATGTTAATTCTTGGCATGTTTTTTCTTGATTAATGAAGCTTTAAATAAATTGATTATTTCAGGCTTAATAGGTTGTGTAACCTCAACACCTGCAACAGCAAATATATGAATATAATTTGCAATGGTTGAATTGACAAAATTGTCAACACAATCGGTTTTATTTTCATACCCTTCTGTTGAAGCGGATATTACATTTTTTCCCTTTTTGGTCTGCCAACGCCACTGGCCATCAGCCTTTCCCTTTTCAAATTTTGTTTTAGTTTTTGCCATATCAGAATTATATATTTTTGAACAAAATTGGCGCATTTCCATATAGAGGTGTATGTCCGTCCCATTTCTCTATAAATTGCTGCTGTATAAGCAATGGAGTCAACGAAGACTGTTTCAACTCGTTAGCTTTCTTCTCAGCTTCTGCCTGAACAATTAGTTTCTTAGCTTGAGCCTCAACCACACGAAGTTCATTTTCAACCTTCATTGCGTCCTGCACGGCTTTGTTTTTGCCATTTACGGCGTCAACAATTGTCTGTGGATACCCAAGCCCACTTGTTAGCTGCTCCAACTCAAAACCTTCTTTCTCAAGCACAGCTCTCAGGCTCTCCTGAACGTCAGACTCAAATTTTTCACGATTACTTACAATTTCATCGGTTGTGTATTTGTTCATCTGTAATCGAAACGCATCTTTTACGTAGTTCAAAATAGTAGTTTGACTAACTTCTTCAAGGTCTTTTCGATATTTAACAAATATTCGAGGAGTGTTGCCTTTTACAATATAGAAAGATAAAGTAGGGTCAACATCAAATTGACTACCATCTTTTGCATTTACACTAAACATAGAGTAGTCAACGGTTTGAACAAAGGTAGGGTACTGCATTACGTCTTCTGTCCATGGATTATACCATACGCGACCTGTAACAAGACTTACGTCCTGCACCCCTTTGTTGCTGCCATATTGTTTGACCAGAATTCCTTCGTGTCCTGCGTCAATGCGCGTACAACTTGCGATTGTGATTGCTAATAAAGAAATAAGTGCTAATTTTTTCATCTTTTTGATTTTTTGATTAGTTTATAAATAAAATAGTTTGCCGCTAGGAAAATGCCAGTAAAAACAACACCGGCGAACACTGCAACATCAGACTGCGCTCTAAGTAAAGAAGTTATTTGGCTAAACGCAACAAGTTCTAATGCTATTAAAATAGGCGAAAGGAATATAAAATATTTCATGTTTCAAATTTAAAAAGGTATATCATCATCAAAATTATTTGGTATCTCGTTTTCAATAGGTATAAACGGTATGGTTTCGTCCTCCTTCTCCAAACCCTGCTGAGCTTCATAATCTTGCTCAATCTGCTGCTTAATTGCTGATTTGCGCAAATTACGTTCATCAAGCAAATTTTCATCAGCAACAAACCTGCCGGCACGATACCAGTCATAATACATTTCGATTGTCGTTTCATTCCCGATCTCCTCAAAACGCATCTTGTCAACATGAATTTCAGTCGGGCCATTTTCAATCCTGATTATTTTTTCGGTTTCAGGGTCAATCCTAAACTTATCCCGGTGCAAAACAACGCCAACATCAGGCTTATTAAACCAATTCGCACTACCACTGATATTATACAATGTAACCCTTCCGTGATTACCAGCTTTGGTAATACCAGTTGGCTTAGTTGGATGCGCAATGATTACACAAAATATTCCAAACAGCTCACAAAATTCCATTATCACATCAAGCTGACGAGAAATGTAATTATCCGTTGTCTCACCACGTAACATTTCATGCTCAATCTTATTCCATGGGTCAATGAGCAAACCATTAATGCCATCCTGCTTAACCGCAACTTCCGCTAAATCCAATACGTTTTTCAAGGTATTGTTGCTGCCTTCCTTGGTCCGCTTTGGAAATAACATAACAAAATGCTCATGCAAAAATCGCTTTCCACGCTGATGCTCTGTTTCCTCAATTTTGTTCGGATGATTATACAAATACGAACGTCCGGCATTGATGCTAATTATTTTCGACCCGAGACGACCACCATTTTTATTTTCAGGGCTGTAGATACCTAACTTTAAAAGGTTGCCCATCTTTTTCTGATACTCGATTAAATCATTGAAGTCACTCAGGATGAAATGCGTTTTACCTGAACCTGGCGTACCGGTGAACACATAGACCAATGGCGCTTTGTAGGTAAAACCCCTGTCCATTTTAGTTCCACGACCATAACCCGGCGTCAACTTTGATTTGTATATCCTGTCCAGCTCACCATTTACATCAACCACACGTACAATACCCTCAATAGGACACGGATAAGCGGATTGGATTACCCCCTGCAGTAGTTTTATCCGCTCCGAATGTTGAAGGTTACGCAACGGCGCATCCTCACTGTCCTCACGCAAAACATCATTTGCATCTTTGCAGCCAACCGGATAATGAACAAACTTGCATTTCTTCTTACCAATCCTTCTAGCTAGCTCATTCCTAACGGCAACACCTTTAACATCATCATCAACGGCAATAATAACAACCTCAACACGCTCAAACAGATTAGTCATTTCCTTTCCCCACCATGGCAACGACTCGGTTGCTCCTGATGGCAATGTTACAACATCATCAAATCCAGCCTCAACCCAACTCGCACGGTCTAATTCTCCTTCGCAAATAATTATTCTTGGGATTTTTACGTCCGCTGCTTCACGAGCATCATTTACGGTTTCTATTTGGTCAAACCCGCTTAACACCTGCTGTGCACCATCATCTTTCGATAATTGCCAAAACTGTTTGTCATAAATTGGGCGGAACTTTACATTAACAACTGCAAATTTGTAGAAAACAGGAAAACAGGCAACAGGCGAAGTATGTCCTTGCTTCAATCCCTTATACGTCATGTTCCTTTCGTAAATAAACAGCTTTTGTAGCGTTTCTTTGCTAATACCCCTCTTTTGGAACCACGATAGGAATTGCTGACTGTATTGAGCTTGAGCTGGCATTTCAGCTTTCTGCCGGATTTTATTCTCCGCTTCCGCTGACTTTAAATTACCACCCCAACCGCAATGATAACATATCCAAAACCCCTTTGTCTTATGAACAAAAAGAGGGGTATCGGTTTTGTTTTTTTTCCGCTCACCCTGACACTTAGGACATTTTACCTTTTGTGTGCCAGAGCTGCCAGTTACATTAATTCCAAATTCCTGAAAAGAGGCCATTAAACAAATTCAAAGTGTTTAGAAATTTCTTTGATTACTTCTTTATACTTTTCGCCTGTGATTTTAGCCACAACCAATTTCAGCTTCTCGTCACAAACGATATAAACGCCGCCTCCACCTGCTTTGGGTTCATTTATATCATGCGGGAAAGCCTGATATAATGTTAGTGGTGCTGGTGTGCTTTTTGTCGCAGACTGACTGCCTCTAGTGAACCTGTTCTGCAAATTCGCATATGGCTTGCCGGTGATCGTGGCAAGTTGGTTAATCGTCATAAGGTTTTTAACCTTCAATTCTCTTAATACATCCATGCTCCAAAGGAAACGCAAATAATTTAAATTACAAAATATTTTTATTAACTTTTTTTACTAATAAAAAAACCCGCCTGTTAAGCGGGTCCATTCATGAAAAAACCATTACCATTACACTATATAAATTTTATCCTTTGTATGTCGGCTTCTGAACACCCAAGCATCCTTGTCGGCTGGAGCGGAAAACGCTAAAACCGGAATGCTTGTGTAGTTATTTCCCGGAACAACCGTAACGCTTTGGATTTTCTTACCAGACAGCACAGGAGTTGCTGTTGCTCCAGTTCCGCCACCACCTGTAAGCGATGCAGTTGCGCCTGAAGCATAACCATCTCCACCATCAGTAACAACCACCGCATCAACTTCAAAGTCAACATTAAATGTTGCTCCGTTACCGGTACCACCAATAACGGCAACTGCTGATAAATTTGAAGGTAAAACGGTATAACTTCCTACTGTAGCTCCAACTACGGTTACAGCAGTGATTTCACCACTACCCCCAACTGTAGCTACTTTAATTACAGCTTTTGTTCCGGTTCCACCAACCAGTTCCAAATCTTGATTGATTGCATATCCAGTACCAGCGGCTGTAATAGAAATAACGCTTTCAAGCTTCATTTTTACATAGCCTGTTGCTGTTCTGTTTATACGATTAGCCCAACCTTCAATTCGTTTTGCAACCATTGTTTCGTTGATAAGCATTGTTCTTGGAACAGGAAACGCTTTTGGACCATTTGCGCCAACACCAAATACAGTTTTTGGTGTAATTGGATAAGGCAATGTTTCGGCACCTGCGCTGATATCCGCAGCTAATGCAGAAATAGTTGAAATCGTTTCGTTGGTTTGAAGCAACTTGAAATAATAGCTGGAATACTCCGAACCATAATATTCAATTACCGCATCACCATCATCATCATATGCAATACCAATGTTTTTGATATTGATAAACGATGCGCGACCTGCTCCGTCCTTAATAGGACGCTTGTCAACTTTTTTAATTGTCACCGCCAAAAACGTTTTTAATTCAACTCCGGCATTTAACGCAGTTACAATAGCTGCAACTGTCGCACTAACATGCAGCAATAAAGGTTTTTTACTGCCGGGAACCTCATAATATACGTATGAGCGATTGCTGTTGTCAGGGTCAACATAACCCATGTAAACATTTCTTTCTGTAATGGGGTATGACGAATCCGCTTGATTGGTCTTTCCTCCTACTGATAACACATTTAATGTAACCATGATTTTTAATTTTTATTGTTATTTGATAGATACTCGATTATTTATACTTTGATATCCAAGCCAAAATTGTATCTACTGTGGAGTATGCAATAGGCCTGTCTGACTCAATTGTAACTAATTGCGATGTTCCAGCCGCTAAATATGCAGTCATTGCCGCTGCCGACGACTCGCCAATTCTATAAGAACCTGCTTTTTTCAGCAACATGCTAACTTCAATCTTCTCATACTGAAATTTTGGCTCACCGAAAACAGCTACGTCAAATACATCTTCGATGAACAACTCACTTAAAGGCTGGTCAAGAAAATATGTGGTTCCGGGGGTAACTTTATTTTTGTTTAATACTTTTACAACCTGTGTGTGGCCGTTATTTGTAATTCCTAAAAAACAGTTGCCCTGATTTATGTAACTGTCAATAGTGGTAGCAAGAGCTGTTTGAAGCGTAATTGATTTTTGCAAAGGAACTAACGCTATTGTTGAAGCTCCTGCGCCTTGTCCACCTGGGAAAAAGCCATTGCCCGAAAGTTCTCTTAATCCTTGATTAATTACCGTTTTCATTGATGTTATTTTTGAACTGTGTTAATTTATAAACCTCGTTTCCAAAATCAATAATATTCTCGGATACTTTTTGGCGGTCTTGAATTAACTGCTCTAACGGCTTATTCTCAACGTCTCTCAAAATATTCCGTAAACTTACTGCAATTTCATTAATTTTTTTAGTCATTTCTACTTGAACAGCTTCCAACTCATCCCGCGATCCCGGATGAACGTCTTTTTGTAATTGGTCATAAGTAGCAGCATACACTGACAACACCTTTTTCAAGTAGGTAATATCAGTGCTCAAATGAGCATCTGTTTTATCGGCGAACGACTTAGCATCCCCGGTAAGCATTTCCGAAATCAATGCTATTTTATAATATGGGTCATTCTCCAACGACTTCATATATTTCTGCTTTTCATCTGCGGAAGCAGTGTTACCCGCATCGGCTTCGGTCAACATGCGTTCAAATGCTTCGTTCCAGTTCTTTTGTGCTTTTTCTGATTTGAAGATAAAATCTTTCAAATAATTAGCAGAAGCGGACTGGTTACCAAATGACAACGCGTAATCATGTTGCCAAAATCTCGGAACTAACAAATATTCTGTTTCCAATTGCTGAACGTCAGATACCTCGCCTGTTAATCCTACAGAAGCCCAATGCGCAACGTACCGTCCTACACCTGCTGTATAGCCCTCAACAATATGTTGCATCTCCAGTGGAGAAATTGTAGCCTCTCTGGTCCCGTTTCTCGTGGTTAACGATGACATCCATCTGTAAACATGGTCAGTTGAGCTGTAATATTGTTGCTCTTTTCTCAAATCCTGCATATACCTTGGTACAATTGGTGCATTTCTGAACGCATCGTAATTATACTGCACTTCTAACACTGGCTGGAACATATATGGTAAAAACTGTCCCCAATCCGGCGCCCATTTTCCTTCAGGAGGAATGAAATTATACGGAACAAACGCAGAGTTAAAGGTTGTGGCATAATCCCTAAGCTCGTTTTGAGCTGTTTCATCCTTGAAGTTTTTGTTGTTCAAATATGCCTGTATTCCCGATGCGAAAAGAATATTTAATGGTGATTTTGGAATTGGCATTGATTTACCACCAGGTAAAGGAATATGCATCATGCCATATTTAAACCATCCCGCAGACTGTTGATATTTCACTCTCCTGCGTTCTTTGTCGTCATCGTCGTCCCCTGGCATTCCAAGCATTGTTCCCATGTAAGCCATCATGTCCGCTGCTGCAAACCATAACATTGCATACATCAATTTACCGAAATCTTTGTTCCAGTTGAATTGGCCATGCTTAACAATATCTGCCATCATATCATAACCACCCTTCATCCCGCGGCTAATGAATTTAATGTGCTCCATAAAGTGCCAGAACTGGATTGCTTTGAAAGGTACAGCTTTGTCTAAAAATCTTGATACATAACCCTTACGTTTACCATAAAAGTCACCAGCAGAATTACGCGCATCGATAGCAGCTAAATCAGTTCTGCCTGTTTCTCTTAACGTTGAAAGGTATGCACCTCTCCTACCAAACATTTCAGAAGCCTGCGCCAGCTGAGGTATGATAAATGTATCTTTAAACGGATTGAACAAACCGGCTATGCTCCTTGCTTTTGTTTGCGGCTTATATTTTACAGTTCCATCCTCATCCCACATAATCGATGCAGATAAATCCGCTCCCGATGCATTCATTAAGAAAGTAAGGTCGTCAATGTTTTTTCCTTTTGCCTTATCTTTTAAAACAGCAGTTAACGCCCTGAACGGGTCAGTTAATGGATTGTAATCAGAATGCCTAACATAAAGCATTGCTGATTGTGTATCACGGAAAATGTTTCGCGTAACAAATGACAAACTCATCCTGACTGTCATTCTTCTGAATGTGTTGAGGATAAACCTTTGTGCATTTAAGAACTTGCGAAGCATCTCATGGTCTGCATGACCGGTATCGTCTGCCGATAAACGAAGCCATTTATAAAGTTCTGCAGGTATTTGGTAAAATGTTGTTTCAATATCTTCTTTGAAGCCTTTTACCTTAGTTGTGTATGGAATGTCATCCGGGTCAGGATATTTTTCACTTAAGTCCTGCATCTTAACGGCACCATCTTTCCGGTACTCTCCTCCCGGTGTATATACATCACGGTTGATAACCGGAATTACAATTATACCTGAGTCTTTTGGGTCACTGGTAACGCGCTTGAAAATAGGCTCTCCGTTTGCATCTTTGCCAAAATACTTAACTTCCTTAGATGGAATTCTTTGTATAATTGCATTATTCAACAGGTCAACATCTTTTTCAGCAGCCGCAGCTTGCAGCTCATGCATTAAATTAACCAGCTCCCAATTTCTGCGCGATTTATTTGTTTCAATGATTTGGCGAATTAAATTCTTTTCAGCCATATCAATAGGTGACTCGATTTCGTCAATATTTGCAAAGTCAATCGCTTTAATGGATTTCAACGGGTTTCTTGTATCCATGTCCGTAATTGGCGAATAGGTCTGAGTAACCATCATACCATCGCCAAAATCCTCCTCGGTCCGTGTCTGAAACGGAACGTAAAAAGAGTTCAGAGTTGTCATAGCGTTAAACTCGTCCTGTGTAATCAATCCGCCATCTAGCATGTAATAAAGTCCCAATTTTGTCCATTCGCTCACATCATTTGCACTATCCCTGGCAAACTGTTCACCAACCTCGTTTTCAAACCAAGCAATTTGCTCCTCAATGTGTTTTATAAGCTCGTGGCTGCGTGTTAATTTTTCTCCATGATAAAGTAACAGCGCACGGTCTTCGTTTTCCTGACGCTCCATATAAGTCATTATCCGGCGATTTCTTAAGTATTGTTCAAAGAAGTTGTAAACCCCTTTGTCAACGAAAGGCTGTAATATCGCTTTTAAACCTCGTATCGGAACTTCCTGAAAAGAATGTGTACCACTATTATCATCCGCAAATATCCTCCGGAATGGACGCTCAATCATGTTATTGAATATCCCGGCAATACCAGCAATCTGATTAATAGCTGTGGTAATATTTATGTTCCTGCCCTTAACCAGTTCTTTTTCATCAACACCAAGCTCCGCATACATATCTTTAATATGTGGCAATCGTATAAACTCATCCCACGGATAAAGCTCGGACCCGAAAGCAAGTTTCATCATTAGGTTAAACTTGTCGGTAAAATTGCGAACCCGGCCAAGGAAGCCATTTATTTGATTTGCATAACCAATATCGGCTAGGTTTACTTTGCTACGGTTATTCCTCATCTGTATCATGTCGGAATAAACCGCAGGGTTTTTCAGATAAATATCATACTCCGCACGAGCTGAATTTAAAGCAGTCCTTATTTGAGGCCAACCATCGCTTGCCATTTCGTTCATCAAATTTTCGAACCATGGCAAAAACGTTGGATGCTCACGAACAGCTTGCGCAGGATCAACGATATATTTTCTAATAAACTCTGCAAACCCTTCCTTAATTCTTCCCTCACGGGTGATACCTGAATATCCTTTTGATGCAGATATACGAGCTGCATCGGCTGAAATCAATTCTTCAGCCATTACAATGATGTGTCTTGGTGCAGAACGGTCTGACAAAATCTGACTTACGCCCATCCTGCCCAAATCTAATGAGTGACCTATTTCGTGTGCCAATGTTTGGAAATCAGCCATGTTACCACGTAACCTGATTAACAATCCGTTGTAATATCGGCCAAGCGTTGTTTTTGGCAACAACCTGGCTCCCTTATTTCCGGCACGGACATTCCAACCTTCTTTCATTTCAAGGTTCTTAATCAGGTTACGCGATATTTGCTGTATTGTGATGTACGTTCCGTTTGCGTTTGTCCCAACCGGATTAGTATATGACTGCGCACCTGTCGCATCTGAATATTCGCGGGAAAACATTTCATTCATGTCGAAAAGACCACCACCACCGCCTCCATCATCGTCACCGCCATCATCGTTTTTATTATCCTGAGTAGAAGACCAGTTTTTAATGTAAATCTCATTCGCATTCCTGATGTCTTTAAGCTCTGGTAAATTTCCATCCTCATCAGCGTCAGAAGTTTCGTAAGCAGTTTTAACCCGCTTCCACTCATCAATAATTTCGGCAATTCTTTCTTTTGCTGTTTTGCCATCTACACCATCCTTAATATTCGGAATAACCCAATCGAGCAGCTCCATCGCATAGTCAGCTAATTTTTCCTGCCTTGTTACAAATCGTGCATAAGCAGGTTTATTGGCATTTACAACCGCCTGAGCTGCTGCAATTTTATCGTCGATGGTTTCAGGGTTTTCAGGTGTTCCCGAAAAGGCTTCAACAGCTGATTGCAATGTGCTTTTATACTCCTCGGTATTCATCACCTTAACAAGCGTTTCGTGTTTTGCCGCTGTAGAGCTGCTTCCGCGCTTGAACGTACCTACCTGCATGTTGATTTTAGCCAATAACCCTTCTAAGGTATATAAGGCGTTTTGGTTGTTTGACGACTCAAAATGCGTAACGCTAACCATTTTTTTCTCAATGGCTGTTTTCTTTTGTAATTGGTCGAGATAACCATCGATTTGCATTGTGGATAACTGACCGGTGTCAACAACGTAATTGAACACAGCGGTTTGCTCTCCTTCCTTACTGATTTTTGTTGTCTTGAGCATGAACAGGTCTTTCGCCAACATCATTGCTGTATTAGGCGCTGTTTCCCTTGCCTTCATTACTAGCTCAACCTTTTCATCATAGGTATAGTCAGGGACAAATTTTCTTTCCGGTAGATATTGTTTGTTAAGAGCCTGTTTCAACGTTTCAAACTCCGATTTAGAAGCCTGAGCTTTATTGAAATCTGCATCGTTAATAAATGGCTCGTATTTATCAACTAACTCCTTCAGCTTAACACTGTATTCCGCATCTTCAGCAGTTGTTTTTTTATAGGTATCGCGGAACTCTTTATCGTATTCCTTTTGCTCCGATACCTTCGCCTCAATCTTTTCAGACTCCGCTGAGAACGTTTCGATAAATTGGTTTTGGGTTTTTAAAAACCTAACCAATCTTTGTTCCTCATCAACATTCCTTTCGTGGATTGCCTGGAACTTAATGTATGAAGCTCGTTTGTTTAAAAGTGCTTCAACTTCTTTCAGGGTTTGAACATACTCCCTTACACGATAGTCTTGGCTATTTTTAATCATATTGTCAAGCTGATTTAACAATACAGAGTCGTCAGATGCCGTTTCACCGGTTACAACATTGTCCTTCAGCGACAACATGAAGTTGAATAATACTGAGATGAATTTTTGCTTAACTCTTAACAACTGCAACACCAACGCTTCGGGACCACCTTCAGATACGATTGTGTGCACATTCACGGCACTATTTCTATTGCCCTGACGCACACCCCTTCCGTTTCTTTGGATGAAGTCACGCGGTCTAAACGGCATATCTAAATGCCAAATGTCAGTTGTTGCATCCTGTAGGTTCATACCAACGCCCATCGACATTGTTGAACCGAACAGGAAGCGAACTTTTTGATTATTGAACAAATACTGTGCAACCATACGCATTGATGGTTTGCCAGATAATATATCTTCACCTTGCTGAACTGGGTTTCCTTCGTCATCAAGCAGCGGAACCATTTCACCGGTTTCCGGGTCTTCAACCATAACGGTTTCTTCCTCCACCTCCTTCAGACTGGCTGTAATTTTATCTATAGCCTGATTGATTTCAGCCTCATCAGCGTAATATTTTTTCAAAACCTCACGCAGCTTCTGTTCCGATACCGGTTTAGAAGACTCCATGTCGATTTTCATGAATAACAAATCTTTGTTTTGAACCGTGTCAGGCAAATCCTTTTTAATTTGCTCGATGTAGGCGTCAATCGCATTGAAATTTCTATCCTCTTTGGAAGATGCAACTTCGGCAAAAAACAATTGACCACCTTCAACAATTCGATAAATCGGATTGCCATACTCATCCACGCCTAAATCAAAATACTTGCGACCATTTATTTCAACGATATTGGCTTCTGACTGATAGTCAAACGCTTCAGCTACCTTTTTGGAAACATAATTTAGCTTTGAGGAGTCGCGATGGCTGTCGTCAAGGTGTTTGTCAAACAATTTAGGATGAACAATACCACCTTTTACCATTCCGTAAAAAGTTAGAGAGTTCATGATGTATTGTTCGCGCCTAGCTTCAATATCAGCCTTGCGCTCTTTCAACTCCTTCATTTTTGCAGCCGACCAACCCGATTTCTCACCTTGCTTTATTGATTTATTTACCAATTCCAAATCGCTTCTCAATCTTTCAGCTTCAGCAGAACGTTCCTTTTTCTCAGATGGAGTAAGTTTTGCCAATGCTTTCACAACTTTGGCTAATGCAATTTGGTAATACCCTGCAAATTCACGTTCCGGAGACAAAGCAATTGTATGCTCGACTGGATTATTTCTAGGAATAGGCTTGCCCTGCTTCCGTTTAATATCATCCATCTCCTCCTGCGTAATTACGCTGAATACGTTTTGGATTAATCGGTGTAATGATGGTAAATTTTTAATACCTGAAAATACGTTTACAGGCTCAATATTACCGGAAGTCTTCATTAACTCCTCGCTCTTAATTATACCAAACTCATTCACGAAATCGCTAAATGTCCTTATCCCGGATGCCAATAACAAATCAGGTGCAAGCGCATTTATTGATTGATAGATTTCAGTTGCGGAATTACTTACCGGTGTAGCTGTTAAATACACCACGTTTTTGTTATTACGCTGCTCTTGAACATACCTTGTTATAAAGCGCATGTTTATAGCCAGTGGCGATGAAGAAGAATTGATACCCTTAATTTCACCGTAGTCGGTGATCGGGGTGATAACGTTTTTATATTCATCAGCCTCATCCACAAACAAAGCATCCACACCCATATTGTCAAAAGTTGACATCGTTGACTCCGAAGGACTTCTATCAATAAGGTCTTGTATTCTTTTGTCCATGTTCTGAACAAATTTCAAAAGCCTGAAATATTGGGTTTCCAATTTCTTTTTCTCTTTCGCCCGGGATTTGTCGGTAATTGACATGATTTGAGACAACAACGTATCTATAGCCTCATACATTGGCTTTAAATCGTTTCTCATGTACTCAATCTGTTTTGGAGCAGAAAGCCTGATTGCATTTTGGAACGTAGAATTCGCTAACAAAACATAATCATACTGCTGCACAGAAAGGTCAGCCAATGCCTGTTCCTTATTTTCGCTTCGGATGGTAAGAATTTTTGCATTTGGAAACAGTGCTTTTATTTCATCCTTCCATTGTGGTATTGTCTTAAGCGGAACAACGAACATTGGTTTTGAAATCATGCTCTTGCTTTTTGCCGCCGCCGCCATCAGAATAGAAGTCATGGTTTTACCGGCTCCTACTGCATGGTTGGCATACAAACGCTGATAATTAAGATAATCATGAACCGCACCCCATTGCCATGGATTGACAAATAAATCTTCCCCTTTGTATTTGGTGGTTAGTCCCGGAATATCAATTGCATCTGTTTTTTGCGCTGGTTGGTAAAAAGCATAATTTTCGTTCAGCTTTTTCTCAATAGCAGTACGCTCGTTTTCGGCAAGTGCTTCCTTTAAGAATGAATTAAACTTGGAATTCATTAAAACATTGCGCTCTGTTGTTGTTTCAGTATCGTCAACAAAAACAACTTCCCTTTCGCCGTTTCTTCCCTCCTTATAAACAATCTCTCCATTGGCATCACGCAAAGGTTTTATTTCAGATGTACGATTAACCCAATTAACAACCATTTCCTTTGAAATATCCTTTGACGAAATAGAATATCCCATGATTGATTGTAAGTTTCCAATACGCGGGTTCATCTCCCATTTACCATGCCCCTCGTTGGAAGAACGATTAAACAGAAAAGCCTCCTGAGTTATCTCCGGCCAGATTGATTTAATGTATGGAATTACATGCGATGTGAAGTTAAGAGCCGCACTATGTATGTCAAATTCATACTCGTCAATAGGTATTTCAGGTATGCCCTGTTTAATAGCATATAAACGGTCTAAGGCTATGCCGCTGTTTAAGTGATTTATTTCAGCGCCTACAGCCTGTGCGTTTTGAATTCTTTCCTCCACAAGTCTTATTCTGTCAACAACATTGCCGACTGCAAAATCTTCTATTGTGATAAACGCCAATTCCTGTTCTGACTCATAATCCACCATATACTCACCACCCTTTGTAACCTGGTCCACAAACGACTCAATCGAGCCATCCACAATTTGCATTTGCAGTGACGCCGACAGCCTTGGTGCTAATTCAGTATTGTAATTCGTGCGGATATATTTGTAAACCTGCTCCGCATTAATACGTTTGCCGTTAAATCCGGGATGGGTTGAAAATGCTTTAATCAGGTCTGTTGGATTATCAATCTCAACGTCCTGCGAAAACGCAATATCACTAGCTAAAATTCCGCCCCATTTCGACTCTGGACGAAGCCTTCCGGCAGCATCAGTGATGATATTATCAAATGCGGCTAATACATAAATCCTGTTGTCTGAATAGTCCTGCGTTTTAAAATATTTCAACGCCGGGTGTTCGGACAGATTTTTGATTTTATTTTCAGAAATAACGTCCGATATTTTAGCCTTAAGCTCAAGCCTTGCATAATCCTTCTCGTCATTAAGGCTTTTTTTGTTGTTGAGGGTGTCACGGTATTTGATTATTTCATCATAATCCTTCATGAACTTAGTAACCATCTCAATATCACCAGCCTTTTCAATTGGTGCAGTAATATCCACATACAAACTACCCTTTGCATACTCCCAATAACTCATCATTGTTTCTGCAAGAGCAATGATGTTTTCAACCTTTTCATTTTCACCTAAAATCTCATTCGCTAATGTGTAGAATTTACCAAGCGAATATTCTGCTGTGTCAATCCTGTCTGAACGCTTTTGTTGCTTAGCTGACTTTTTAAGGTCAGATTGTTCCAACAGCGATTTGAAATTTAGCTCTCCTTGATAGTTTTTAATGGCGTCAGCAATCTTTTCGCCAAACTTATCCTTTATAGTGGTCAGCGCAATTTCTTGCAGCTTAGTGGCTGTAAACGGTGTTTTTCTGTAAAAAATACCATCCTCAACTAATATTGAGCCATTTGGAAGATTATCTGCACCGCGCAATACGTAATCACCTACCCGCATTGAAGCCCTTACGGCTGCATCATCAGGTATTGATTTATAAACATTCGGATTTTGCGACGGTCTTATTTCCTGTGACTCCGAAACAACCGCCCTTGGTCCATACTGCGAAAACATTATTTGCAGATTTGGATTATCAATAATCATTGTATTGACGCTAACAGATGCGGACATAAATCTTTTTGACATCCAAGGCTCTCTGATGTGCTCTAACCTTGCTATTGCATCAAGCGGATATTGCATATCTGCTGTTACAGCCGAATCCTTTCCATCCCATTTCGAAAATATCAGAGCAAATGCCGGATTTGATTTTAATACCGCGTCAATCGGAAACGTTTCACTGGCCTTAGACTTAGCGTCCTCTTTCAACCAATTCACCATCCGGGTTAAATCAGTGATATTATATGTCGACGTTGCGTTTTTAATGTTGTTCCAAATCTGATAAATGTCAGAACCCCTGTCGGCAACGGCATTGTCAATATAAGTTCTTGCAGCTTTCGCCCACTTGTAGGTATAGCTATCCTGTGGAGTTCTGGTAATATCTTTTACCAAAAACTGACCGGTTTGGAGGAATTTTTTTTGAATGACCTGTTTGTCTATCTCTACATTAATTGCATCGGTAGCTTCCTGAGTAGTCTCCAATGAAAACCGTTCAGCGATTTTTCCTACTTCTTCAAGATCCGTTTTGGTTAATTGTTCATTATCCGAAATTCTCTTTTTCGCTGGTTCGGAAAGCTTTGAAACGAAATTGCGAAGCATCACGTCTTTTTTCGATGGCTTACGGAATATCAAAATATCCGTTGGAACCATCGTTGACGCAGACTCCTTGAATTCGCCAGGTGCTAATCTGATTATATCAACGATATCCGCATTGGCAAGCATTTCACGACGCGCTGCAGAAGCTTCCTTGTCTGCTGTCATTGTTGTTGTGATGAACACACCAACTCCGCCCGGCTTCAATAATTTTAAACTGTCGATGATAAAACCATCATGCAGCTCGTAGCCTTTATACTTGGTTTTGCTGTCGAAAGGTACATTGGTTACAATTAAATCAGCTTTGGTTTGATTTGATTTTGCAAAACCCTCAAGACCATTCACCTCAACACCCGTTACTTTATCCTGTGTTCTATTGAAATGTCGAACAGAAGGAAAAAGAACCTTGCTTATTGCCAACGCATCGCTTTCAGGTAGGTCAATCGAAATCGCCTCAAGCTGCCCGGTTTCTATTGCCCTTGTCATAAATTCGGGCATCGCCATAAATGCTCTACCAATACCACCAGCTGGTTCAATAAAGGATTTTATGTTCATATCCACCACACCGCTGCTAAACAGATAATTGAAAACCTGATTATAAATTTCAATTGGTGTGAAATGCTCATAAACCTTTCCTTCCAAATATTCAGGCATATTACCCCTTCCAGTATATTGAGCCAATTCAGCCAATTCGTCCTTTGAAATGGTTGACTGGCCATTGCGCAGCTTGTTTAATATAAACTCCGCTTTCGCATTTGCGTTTTTTCGTGATGCGAAAACAAAGTTTTTTGGTAACCTGAAATTAGCTCTTCCAAAAAATGATTTGTTTAAGCCTGGTTTGATTTCCATGTCAGATGGTAATATCTCGAACACAGTTTGTTCATTTATATCATCACCTGCAGGTGGAGGGGTATTTTCACCATCCACATCGCCAGTTGGCTTTTCATCATCTTTTTCAAGCTCCGGATTAGATTGCTTCCGCTCTGCAGCAAATTCCTCAAGCGTAATACCATCATCGGTATAGCTCTCCCAAATATCCTTTAAATTGGGCTCAACAATATCACGAAACTCCGATAATTCAGTAAGCATTTTATGTGACCAAGCTCGGAACTTGTAGTACCCGAGCTTTACTAATTCTGAACCATATTCAACCGCCGCCAGTAATATTTCCGGGTCAAAGCCAGTGTTTAATTTCCCCCTGCCCTTTTTTAGCAATTCCTTTAACCGGGCTTTTGCTTTTTCTGCATCAGACTCAGCCTTACGAACATCATCGTCAGGAGTAGATTTTTTTTCCGGTATGTTGTAATTCACAAGTGTTGGGTGGCCAAAAACTCTATTTATTGTTTTCCACCAAGTGCCCTTGCCGTCGCCGTCATATCCTTTTCTAGACTGCGTTTCATCCCAAGTCACTATAATGCCATCATAACCCTTCTCCATAACAACCTTTTTGAGATTGGCTGTTATTTCTTCCTGCTGTTCTTTTGTTTTGCCGAAAATCTCCCAACCGGTTTCCTTAACCAACGCCTTCCATTCATCGTCGTTATTAATGATAAGCGGATTTTTTAATGGGTTTTCAATTTCCTCAATTTTTGGCCCATACATTTTCGCAGACTCAACGTCATGCGTATAATACAATCCCGCACCAAGTGCCGGGACTTTTAACGCTTCGTAAATCTCATCTTTATTTTGCCTTCCATATCCACGATAAACTTTTTTCCATTTTTTTTGAAGACCAATGTCCTGCATCCTTCCGAGCATGTCGGCTAACACCGCTGCTTCAGCACGTAATAAATCCACTTCATCGTTCAACGCCTTACGCTCATCAGGAGTCAAGAGAACCGCATCACGGTTCAACGCCAATGCCGCAGTTCCGCCATTTGCAAGCTTGATAACATTGGCATCGATTGAAGTCTTGATTTCTTGAAGCCTTTCACTGATTTTGCCCAATGTGTCATACCTGTTTTCCAAATCTTCTTTCGAAACAATCGGACCTTCTGGAACCTGGTCAAACAAAGAAATAATACCCTTACCGGCTTGAATAACTTTGTCCTTATTCATTTTCAGCTTAGCCAAATCCTGTTGCAAACGAATTAACTGCGCTTCATATGGCTCTAATGCTTTTGCAATGGCATCAGGCGTAGCTGTTGGGTCTTCAAGGAATTTTTGACGCTTCTCCTTGATAAATTTTTGCTGCGCCTTAACTTCTTCCTCTTTTTCGGTAACTTGTTTTTCCCACTCCTCACGAACATAATCTTTATTTGTACCAAGGTTGGCAAGGTTCAGCGGCTCCTCCGGATCAAAATCAATTCTTTGTGTAATTCCGGTAATATGCTGAAGGAAGTTTAATTCCTTATTGTCCATTTTATTCCACACCTTTTCATCCAATAGCCAATCATACATTTCGTTTTCATGTGCATCGGTAAGGCTATCTACTCTGCTGCGAACTTCACCAACCCACTTAGCAATTTTGTTGATATTGTCGGTGGAAGAAACATTTCCCGAAGTAGCCAACGCCCTCATGGCATTTGCTATTTTTCCTTTTGGGTTTAGGTAGCTTAATGCCAATACCCTTGAGCTGTCAGCACCATACAAGGTTTTTGCTTTCATTCTCAGGTCGCCTTTTGACATACCGCTTACCCTTAAATTGCGCAGATAAGCTGCGTTTTCCATTGGCGTTTGAACGGCACCGGCATTTGACTCCTGTGCAATTTTCTTAGCTTCCTCTTTTGTAGCAGCTTCAACGATTTGCGCCTTAATGGTTTTATCGCCAATTCGCTTTAATCCTTCGGTTCGGCTGTGTCCACCAAGTATAACCCACTTGTCAGTTGCAGGGTCTTTCCAAATTTGTATTGGAGGAATCGCGCTACGGTTCAATACACCGCGTTCATTTTCGCTGACAATCCTATCAACGGTCTGTGTAGAGAACTCTCCCTCACGGCCCTGAAATGCCTCTAAATCGGTTTGCAAATCTGCAATAGGAATATCTACGAAACCCGATGCTGTTTTGGGCTGTTCTTTTCCACCAACGCCCTCATTTCCTTTTTCAGTCTTTTTAACTGCTGCTGGTGGTAGGTTATCTGCTCCATTATCTTTGTTTGCGGCATCTCGCTGCGCTTTTCGTTCGTTGAATTTTGCTGTGGCTTGCTCATAAAATAATTTTGTAATGTTATTTTGTTTCCCGGACATATATGACTTAGCATTGGCATAGGTTTTTCTGTCAATTAAACCATCCGCCAACAACCCCTCAAGGTCATCAACTGAAATTTCATCAGGCTTATTATCAGGGTTCTTTTTAATGAAGTCCTTAATCCCGGCACGTATTTGCTCAATATCGTTGCCGCTTACTTTTACAACTTTATTGGTGAACTGGTCGGTAACTTTTACCACTCCACCATCATTGCCCTCAATGATAAATCTACCCCCAAATTCATCGACTAAAGCCTTAGTGTCAATAGGTTTAGGCTTTTCTTCTTTTGGTTTTTCAGCCGTTAATTCTTCAATTTTATCTGTAACTATTGCATAAACACCAGTGGCATCATCAAGCATGTCTTGATATGCGGTTTGGTTTTCGTCCATGTTTTTAGCCAAATCACGTAATTCCTGCAACGACATTTGCTCTATATGCTTACTGTCTTTGTCTAATAGTTTGGCATTTTTTTCCGCAATATCCTTTTTCAGCTTCTCAATATCAGGTGTAACATCACCAGTGAAACCCGGATTTTGCATCAGCTTTTCAGCCTGGCGTAACTTATCCTTTAGTGCTTGCAGCTTTTCTGCCGCAGCATTTTCAGGTGTTGGCTCAACAGGTTTTTGTTGTAAATCCTCTAAAGGAACAATATGCTCAACCGTTCTTTCATTGTCATATTTAATGCCATTGGCATCGGCATATTCTTTAGTGTAACTCTTGCCATCAATTGATGATTCTACATACACTTTTGACAACACAACAGCATCTTTTCCGCCTCTTGTTTTGGTTTTTTCTTTAACAGTCCATTCGCCCATTTCTTCGTTGCCAAAAACATTCCATTGTATTTTACTCCCATTCTCTAACTCACCTTTAGGTGTCGGCTCAACTTTCTCTGCATCGTAAATAACTTGGCCGCTTTCTGTTGTTACTTTTTGAACATCGTCAAGGGTTAATTCGCCGTTCTTTACGTAATATTCGACAGAGTCAAACTTCTCATCACCTTCAACCATTTTGCTTTTAGCTTCCGGCTTGAATTCAATTACAACCTCTGCTTTACCCCACGCACCTTTATTTCCTGCCAAACCGATAGATGGAGTGGTAAACTCACCAGCTTTTCCCCCACTTTTTATCGCTTCCCATTCAGACATCGTTGTGCCTCTAAATGTGGGCTCATATTCAGATATAGGGTGTAATCCATACTTTTCGTATTCATTCAAATCTTTACCCTGCTTAACCGCCCACTCCTCTGCCGCTTTTCGATTTGCCTTTTCTTCGGCATATTTTGGTTTTGGTTCTACCACAGGTTTTTCCACCTTTGGTTTTTCAACTTCAACTTCTGGCTTAACCGGTTTTTCTACTACAGGTTTTTCGGCAGGTTTTTCTACTGGTTCTTCCACCGGATCAATAATTTCAATTTCGGGCATCACGTCTTTAATGTCAGGATTTGAACCCGCCCAACCCTCAATCTCTTTATTGATTTCCTTGATTAGCTCAATGTCCTCAGCTGAGAACTTGCCTTTCGAGTCATTCACCCTGATTGACATAGCTCCCATAATTCCACCTAAAAACATACCAACGGTTACACTGTCCTTCACACCAGCCATAATATCACGACTGAAATCGTAATACTCACGAGCTGTCATGTTATTTGCAACTGTTTGAAAAAACTCCTGTGTTCCTTCTTCGAGAGACTGAACACCGGTCCTACTCAAAAAACTATATAAAGCCGTTTCCAGTGGAACTGTTTTGGCTAACCTTGCAAAAAATGATGAAATCGGAACAGCTTCTGAAGCACCCGCTAAAATATTAAGAGGACTCAAAGCTGCTGACATAGCCTGTTCGTATGTGGCTCCACTATTTATGGCCTCGTCATATGTTGAACCAATCATTTGTAACGTTCCAACACCAGCCACGATAATGCCGCCTGCATTTCCACCGAGCGCTAACGCAGGAGCTGTCATACCCATATACCCAACCATGGAACCTGCGCCATTTGGTAACGATGTTAACCACCAACTGTCCTTCCAACGTGGATTTGTTTTAACCTTGCCGGATATCCAATCATCTACACTTTCACCAACTTGGTATAATAACATAGGCTCAAGCGGATTGGCATGAAGCTGGTCATAACTTTTGATACCCATGACAGCCAATCCATTTTCTCCAAATCTTGCCTTTTTTTCTTCATACCATTCATTATACAGGCTTTTCGGCATTGAAGTGGCTTTAGCCTTTGCCATAAAGTCTGCATCTGCCTTAGTGGTCATTTGAAGGTATTGAGATGCATAATTTGGTGTCATAAACAAATCAAATACACCGGCTTGCTGAACCGCACCACCTTTCAGCGTTTTGCTGACAATGTCAAGTGCACCTTTTTTAAACTCACCTACAGCATGTGTACCCTTTGAAACGGTAAACATTTCTGCAATATCATCCATGCCCTGTTGCTTAAGAATTCCAACAAGCTCACCGTGTTCGACAAACTGACGAGAAAAATCTTGCTGAATTTTGGCCCAAAATACTCTCTGCTCATCTGTGGTGCCGTTCCTGATGTAGTCAAAGTTTTTATCTGCATACTCCTGACCGTTTACAGAAGCAAGCATGAACTTAAGAAAGTCATCCGGAGTAGGATGCATCAAAATTGTCGGCTTATACTCATCGGTATCATAAAATACCAGATTGTTTGTAGTATTAGCTAACATCGAGAAGAATAAATCGTTTCGCTCCTTGCTCAACTGCCGAACCTTGTCTTCGGATTTGGCAGTGCTTTCCTGAGTTTCTGTGGAGAGGGAAATTTTTAATTTGTTTATTTCAAGCTCTTTGGCTTTTATTTCTTCCCAATACGGCTTTGCTGCTGCTAATTGTGCGCGCTTCAAAGCAATCTGTTTGTCCATATTGGTATTGGCTTGTTCAGAGCCAAATTTCAACATTTCAGTTGCCTTAAACTTATCCCATCCCTGAATTTTTGTATTTAGTTCTTGCAACCCGGCCTTTACTTGCGCCTGGTCATATTGCGGATTGCCAAGATAGCTTTCGTAATTTTTTTTAGCATCAAGCATTTGTTGGTAATATCCATCCAACTGCTTTGAATACTGGTTCATGGCAGACACCAAACTGTTTTCCCTTGATTGCTCGTAAACTAATTTGCTGCCATCCTGACTATCCTCATTTGCCTTGTTTAAAGCATTGTTAATTGTAATCCGACCCTTTAAACCCATTTCTTCGCTAGATTTATCATCTAAAACCTTTTGGTTATACGGCTTTGCTGTAATTAATTTGTCAGGCTCTACAACGCCAGTTTTAACTATATCTAAGATATTACCCTCAGTAGGTAATGATAATTCTGATTTCGCCGGCTCCTCTTTCGAACCTGATCCCGCGTCGTCGGTTTGAACTTGACTTTTTTTTTCAAACTGCTTATCAAACGCCTCGTAATCAAGCGTCATGGTTTCAGGGAACAAAGATTTTACTTTGTCATAAGCCCATTTACGCGACGCCGGGTCTTGCATCTGTACTTTAAAATCATCAAACTCCACGAAGTCTGGAGTTTGCTCGGATAAAATTTGGTGCATAGTGGCTAACAAGCCATCGTTGCTTCCGCTCGTTGTTTTTCCCATGTGTTATTTTTTCTTTTTGAAATTCGCAGGAGTGTCATCAGCTTCGGGCCTTAACGCTTCTGGTGTATAAAATTTATTAAAATCGTAATCGCCATTTTCTTTCAATGCTTTTGTCTTGAGAACAAATGCATCTAACGCGGATTTTGAGTATTCTTGCCCGTTCACTGCTCCATTTAAAAACTCAGTCCAAAATCTGTCTGTGGCTGGAACATAATATAAGCCATCGCTCATTTTTGTTCCTAAAGCGTTTTCGTTTGTTTCAGTAGTCGTAACTAAAACCTGACCGCTTTGGTCTCTAATCACACCCTCAAGGTAATTATCCGAAAAACTTTGCTCGCCGGATGTAACAAACATTCCGCTTTGAGAAATGCTAACAGAACCTTTATTGTTTTTGTCGGCATTTACGTTTTTGAATTTCCCGAATTTTGTTACCGGAAAGTCAGCGGACTGGTATGTTTTGCCGTTGAGAGTTTTGGTACCGGTGTAAAAGGCTGTGTCACCTCTCCACATAGCAGAAACCCTAACAGCTAAATCAAACGTAGGAGCTTCTTTCGGAGCATTTCCGCTTCCGCTACTGCCGCTGGAAACTTTTGTAACGTGGTATTTTGTTTGCTTAAAGGTTTTTTTGTTGAAATCTTGTTGAGCGTATAACTCTTGAGGAGATACACCGGCCTCTGTTGCTTTCATGGTGAAATCAACCTGCGCGGCAACACTCATTCCCTTCAATTGTTCGTCAACATGTTTTGCATAACCCGGATTTTGTAACCATGCACTTGCTGTGTTTTTAGCTGTTTCATTGGAATATCCGGTTACTTCGTTCCATTCTATATATCCGCCTTTTTTATTTTTATCCTCAATAAAAACATCAGGCATTTTTGGCATATTTTCATCGGTAAACGCATTCCAGTCAAAAGGTTTTTCTTTATAAAACCCTCCGTTGTCATTCATGATTTTCCTCCGTTCTGAAATTGGAGCTTCCCTGAACTGCGACAATCTGTTTAATGTTTCAGGAAGGTCATAAACGTCGCCAAACCCCTTTTTAGTCATGGTTGTAACAACCTCCTCGTCAATCTTTTTATCCTGCGCGGATTGAGCAACAGCCTGCATTAAATCATTTTCCATGTCGCGCATTTCTTTATAAGCACTTCCGCTGCTTGGGTTCAGATGATTAACGCCCTGCTCCCAATAGCCAACAGCCTTGTCAGAATAATTCTTAACAAGGCTTTGTATATGTTCCTGGTCTTTCCAGTATATGGAGTCCCAATCAACCTCCGGAGGTATCAACGACTGATCCAATTGGGCTTGCTTCGCCGCATTCACTTCAGCCGTTACCTTGACGTTGTTTAATATGTTGTCAAAGCTTTTAGCCAACGCATCCATGTGCGCGTTCCCGCCTAATACTACGGTTGGAAGGCCAGTTGGGTTTTTTGTTGTCATTTATTGAACAAAGATTTAATTGCAAACATTGGCTCAAACTTAGCGTATGCGTTAAAATTATTTTCGGGCACTGCAACCGGTGTAGATGTCATAGTGTTTTCGTTTACCGGACTTTTTACAAAATTGTTGTTCATAACTTTTGACAAATCCTCAATCATTTTTGCCGTTCTGGCGGTGCTGTCTGCTCCAATTCCAGCAGCGGCAACATTGCTGACGCCTGTAAACATATTTTGTAATCCGCTATTTTGCAAGTTACTCGCCATGGCCATATTCTCGGCATACTTTTCCTGTTGATTATAATTGAAAGCGCTTTTTTCCAATGCGCCGTAACCTTTCAATGCCGCCATCAATGTCCCAATATTGTTGTTAATCATGTTTGATGTTTGTGCAGATAAATCGTTTTTCGCACCCATCTGTGATTTTGCAATTGTAGCAATATCAACATTTCCGGTCATTTTTGACTCCCTGATAGCATTGCTTGTAGCAAGGTCAATATTTTCATTAGCCATTCCTGCACCTGGCAGCTCTCGCAAACTTGCCATTTGGCGCGCCATCATTAACGCCGACTTGTCTGAATTGGTTATGTAGTCAACAGGACGTGAAGAATTTTCAACTATTTTTTTTCCCGCTTTGTTTTGGCTTGCACCTACGCCGAAACGGAGTGCTTCTGCTGCCGCAGCTAAAACCATTGGGAGAGCCATTGACGCGATTACAGACATATGCTTAAATTTTAATTACAAATTTACAAAGTTTCCTGACTTGCGGAAACAGAAACAGCTACTTCGTACAAAGCTACCATTTCGGTTGAATTGGTTTCAAGCTCAACAACCATTACACTGCCCTTTAAACTTCTACCGTTAAACAATTTGTCAAGCTCAGTCCCCTGTTTATATGGGTCAGTCATATCATTAAGCAGCGAAGCCCAAAAATAACCTTCATCATTTTTAAATCGATTGTACGTCAATCTGCTTTTCATCCCAATTGGTATGTTGGCAGATGGAGGTATCTCAATTTCGGCCTTCCATTTTTTTAATGATGATAACCTCATCGCAAACCAATCCTTCACTGTTAACGGATATTCAGTAAACACGATTTTCACCTTGGCCACAAATTGTTCATTGTGGAAATTTCCACAAATGTCGGTTGCTTCATGAACCCAAAGCGTATTGCTATTAGCAGATACAAACGTATCGCTATTGGGAGCCATTGCATCAACATAATAATCAAAAGAGCCAACCAATCCTGTTCGTTCAAAATTGTAGGCTATAGTTTTTTTATAGCTATCCTGCGTAGTTCTTTGACCTGGGTCACCAACTCCGCCGCCCTCCTCATCACCTGGACCGCCATCGCCTCCAATCAAATCAACTGTATATCTTTCAATTGCCCAAATAACTTCGTCATGTCGTTTGTTTACAACGGCTGAAATTTTAACATCATATCCGGCAAGAGCATCACAGATTTCAACAGCTAGCTTTTTAAAATTCCTTTTGTTGCTCAATTCAAAAAGGTCATTACCTGCATATTGCCAAAACAACTTTTTATTCAGGTCGAAGCCAAACACCATTCCCTGATGAGAAACAATACTCAACGGGTGCTGACTGCCTATATTTTTTCTAAACGGAACACCAAGGTTTGCCGGTGAAGCTGACTTTCCAATACTGTCTTTATTATTCAAGTCAAATATTGGCGATTTCTCTGTATAGATAGGCTGTATGTCAAATTGCTGAACAGCTAATATCTCACTGGTATTTGCTACCTGAACTAATGCAGTTATGCCGCCAAAAGCAGCATCAAGGTCAACATAATCACCCGGATTGAAGTTGCTATGTGCATTAGTTATTTTATTGCCATTCGCCTTAAACCTTAAATCCCATCTAAACCGGGCAAAATGGTAACGTTGTTGGTAATCAACATCAACATAGTTAGGGCGTCCAATTGAAAATTGTTTGCTGTTAATATCGGTGTCATTAAGGTACTCGTCCTTCACCTTTCTTTTGTAAAACACCTGGTCTGTGTCGCCAACCACAACCATATTCCTTATCCTAGTGTAGCAATCTCCGCCCTGTGCAATACCTATAGCCGGAGCAGCTCCAATTATTTGATTTTGCTCAGAACATCCATGACGTCTATTTTCTGTTCCAGGTTCTAAAATATCGTATGTGGGCCCAAACTCATAATACAATTCGTTTTCCCCATCAATAACCCTTCTAGGGGTGTAAAGCCTAACCAACACACCATCTTCGATTTGTGGCAACAACGGGCTGTACTTGAAAATTATAACAAATGGAGCAGCTTCATCATCCGGGTCTGAAAGGCGATGGTTTTGTATTTCGAAATCGTATAAATCTCCAAAGTATGCGCCTAATGCATCTTTCAAAAACAATATCCTGTCTCCATCCTCCGGAATAAACGAAAGGAAAACACCTTCATTGGCTGAAATATAATCAGTTATAGGTTTTAATGATACCTGAATTTCAGTCGCATCTCCTGCGGCATATGTTGTATCATCTGTTTCGCCTGTAGCTGCATCATAACTCTTGATATATTTTACATCGGAAATAATAAACTCCAACCATCTTGATATTAACGGATTGAGTGCTCGCGCTAATCTCCATTTCCTAGCCTGTATTGGAGGAATGTGATTGACTTCAAAAGAGATAACCGCTTTATCATGCGAACCATTTGGGTCTGTTACTGCTGGTATAACCACTTTGAAATCTTCGGTTCTGTTTACCCGCGTCAACCTTCCGCCGGCATGGTCTTCGTAAACTATACCCAAACGAACAACATTCATGTCCATCCAAGTTTCTTGAATTTGATTACTGGTGATATCGACAATAATATCAGCCACAATGAAATCAATCAAATCGCTGTATGTGCCTCCAACAACAAATGTCTCAACGGTGTATCCAAAAGCATCACCAAACGGATATTCTGCACAACACGCCTGAAATTGCGTTGCTAACAATGTTACATTTCTCTTGTTGCCGAAATTGCTTTGGCTGTAAACAAGTAAAGAAAATGCACCCGCACCATCTGTAGTTGCAACCCTGTTTGTGTAGATGCAAACTAATTTGGCACCCGGAACAGGATCACCATCGCTATTTTTGATAAACCCGGTTACATGGGTTCTGGCTCCCTGCGTAACGTTTATATTGTTGTTGTATAAAAACACTTCTTCGTATGCGCCAGTTACAGATGTTACTAATGATGCTGTTTCGCTGTCGATGCTGTCGAGATTTCCCGAATAAAAATTATTGCCATAATCCAGCGCAATAAAAGCATTGCTAATAGCCTTAAATTGCATTGCTGGTGTTGATACTCCATTCCTTACCCTTGTGAAATAAAAGAAACCGTTATGGTCTGTATATCCAAATCCGTTTTCAATATCAGATGCAGCTCCACCACCGCAATTAATCATTACCCAACTTCCACCATCTGTAAATAAAATACTAGCTAAATCAGCAAGGGACGTCGGCGTTGTTGGTATTGATGATGAAAGCGATACGCTAGTTATCTCCATTCTCGGCGAATTTGCCAAAACAGACAGCTCACCGCTTGTTTCTCCATCCGCTAAATACCCGCTTACTACTTGCCAGTCTAAAGAACTGTCAAACGGGTCGCCTATCCCTAGTATTGGGCGAAGGTCATTGATTTCAAAATCAACATTCACAGTTCCTCCTGCAGTAACGGTCACAGTCGCTTCGTAAACACCTACTGAGTTCTTTCTCACAAATGTGCTCGTGTTCTGCCACTCTTTACCTGTGCTTGGGTATTTATAAACCCCCGTTGCTGTTGATGATAATTTATGTGATGCTATCCTTAAGATGTATTTACCTGGCGGTAGATTAAGTGTGAATGTTGAATAAACCTCACCGGCTTGCATCGCGGATATAATCGCATCTTTTTTCTCAGCTGATGATGCATCATAAACATGGCTGTCACCCGGTATAAGTGTTACGCCTGATGCGGCATTTTGCACTGACTTCACAGCATAGTCTGTCCCTGCTGCATATACAATAAACCCATTGTTAGGGATTAAAAATTTGTCGTCTGTATCATAAAATCCTCCCGGTCCAGCTCCTCCAAAATGAGAAGTCGCTCCGGTTGCTGTCGAAAGTCGATAAATTGGCTGGTACAAATTCCACTCTGCAGTTCCTGATGAGTTGACGTAGTTTCTGATATAAATCCTGCCGGTTACAGTTCCGGTTTGTTCATCTGCGCAAGGGTCTGCTTCATATGATAATATGGCTTTTGCATCAATGCTAACATTGTCATACCCCTCTTTATTGGCTGCTAAATACCCTATGTTTGACACAAATTCCTGACCTATCGATATTAGTGGAACCGACTCCTCTACTCGATTAATGTCCAATGATAAAACCGGGTATCCACCATCATTGAAAAACCTGAATGTATGTTGCCTTATGTCAAACTCTTCGCGTTCAAATGTTTTAACCAGTCGCCATTCCGCACCATTGCCGTATCTAACTAATAAATTTACTCGCTTAAGAACAGCCAGCACGTTAGCATCCCTTAGCCTGTCATCATAAAAATCAATATCAAAGCAGTTGATATTACCATCCTCCACATCAACACCACAAGGCGTATTTCCGTATGCAAGTTTGCTAATCGGAGAAATCACAGTCGTTTCGCCATCATCATACACATACTGCGTTGCAAATTGAAAATATTTATTTGAGATGTAGTTGTGCTTAAATGAATATTCTGTGCCAGGGGTAACTCTTGGCTCAACAAGCGGAGCGTATTTTATCCTGTCAATAAAATCCTCTTTGTATGTATTGGGATAAAAGTTCCATGGCACTAAAAGTATATATCCGGGTGTAGCTGTTGGGGTAAAACTGCTTAGGAACGCAGTCATGGTGTTTTCTCCAAATGCTTTTAATTCTATTTCTAAATAACCACTTGTTGAAGTTGCTGTGATTGTAACACCTGCAATTGCATTAAATGCATCGGCTAAATTTTTCAATTCCTCTCGCTTTGTTCCGGCTCCAATTGTATAACCTATCACATGCGATGCATAAACTACACCAGATTGATTTTGCAAGAAGATATTAAAAACATGGACATAACCTTCGGTCACGAAGTCGCTTTCAATAAAAAGCCTGTAAATGCGTTTTTTGCCAATATCGTTGGCTTTCGTCAGATTTATTTTTCTTGGCGGATTTCCGGTAATATCATTTTCATACTCATGCCCATCAACCCAATACAAAAGCTCTTTGTTCACCAAATTGCACTTGGTAATTTTATTCTTAACCATGAAGTTCATATCACCTTCAATCAGCTTTTCCCACTGACCTTGTTGATACAGGTATATGCCATCAACATCATTGCTGTTAGCATTAAAATATACATGGTTTTCCGTGCCCTCTATGCTGAATAACCCAATGCAGTTGTTTTCACCAGTAGGTAAAACTGGAGAGCCTAACGATAGCGTTCCCTTTACTAAAGACCTGCCGCCCAAATAACTTTGATTTCCGGCATTCCTTGTATTAAGGCTATCAATTAAAAATCCGTCTGGAAGTTTAGGCGAAATGCCCTCTTTATCAAAATCGGTAACTACGTCACCTCCAAGATTGTGTTTGATGAAATTTTGCATGTCAATATGTTAAAGATGCTGATCCGTACAGCAAATCTAACAATTCATCCATTGTTGGAGGGTCAATTGTGTCTTTAAGGTTTATAACTTCAGTCTTAAACAACCTTTCAGCAGCCATTCTATCCTTTACATTAGAATTCCTTTCGTGTAAACTTTTCCAACTAACAAACGCCAACAAAGCCTCGACAGCCTTATCATGGATTTTTGTGTATTTGCCTTTAAACGAACCATTTGGTTTATACTCTAATACAATTTGAATGTCTGATGGGACGTCGGAGCTGAATGCAAATCGTTGGTTGTTATGGTCAACACGGAAAGAGCCGGCACAAGACTCCCCGCCACCTACACCAAACATTTCACCAACTTCAATACCGCCCCTAAAGTTGGAGTATCTCTCAATATAAGCACTTGGCATATATCCGTTGTAAACCGCTGTTAGTGTTGACGTGGTATCGCTAGTTTCGCAAGTGCACTCAGCTGCAATAATATCATCCTGATTTGGAAGATATATCTCCTCGTTTCTAGACAATGTAACTAATACCTTGGTCCCGCCGCCACGAACCACAATCACCCCAAGCTTACACCAATCATCCATATCAACAGGAAAATCAAGTAGCTTCAACGTCCTGTTTGTCATATACAACGGCACTGATATTTTATCAGGCATTATTTCTCTAAAAATAACATTCCAACCACGAGAAGCAAGTTTTAACAACCGGGTATAGGTTGTTGATGGTAATTCTTTTTCGGAAATAACCATGTTGACGATATCGTCAAATGTCTTGTAAGCTATGTGATTTACTTCGTTCATTTGTCTTCTTCGTTATTGTCAGCTAATTTATCATCAGGGATTTGTCTTTTGCCAGTTATGAATTCACGGGCTATCTTAATCACATCAGCTTCAAATTCTGACGGTACCGGTACTTCATCTGTATCACTTAAATCGTCGATATCCGGAACGTAAAGCATTAATACCTCACATACTCCCCCTTCCAAATTTCGAAAGACAACTTTGCCAGCTCCTTCTGCTCTAAAAAAAACCTGATTGGTTAAAGCCAACAATGTTGGAGTAAGCGTTTTTTCATCTGAAATCCCCTTCATCTGAACATAAGCATTGTGCATGCCTTTTTTCGGGCCAACAAACTGCAGTTGTCTGTCTTTAATCATTTTGTTCATCTTAACCGGCAAATCAATATAGTGCCTGTCTGTGACCTTATCATATTCGGGAGTAGCAACATATCGATACAGCAAAGAAGGTTCAATATCTCGTGCACCATCCTCCTTCATGCTGTTAAAATACCTGGCATGGAGAAAATAATTAACAGAAGCAGACAAAACCTTTTTAGCCCACTCCGGATGGATTTGGGTTTCAACAGTTACAACCTTGTTGCTTAGTTCAATTATTAATTCTGTCCACGCCGCTTTTTTCATAATCCAAGTATCTGCTCAATTTGTTGAACCGCTGCATAATACTGCGGGTCTTCTTTTAATGAAATTCCAAATTTGTTTAACAATAATACTACAAAAAACTTAAACGTAATTGTTCTCCATTCACTCGGAACAGCAACCGTAATCGTTTCAACATCTTCTCCGTTGACCGTTGTGAAGGAAGCCGATATTGCACCATATTTAGGGTTTCTGAAATAACTATACCCTATGTAAAATAAATCAGCAGGGAAAACAGCTATTGCACCATTTCTAAATGTGTGATAAAATATCTTTTTTTCAAGTGATGGAGCAATAACGGTGCTGCTTAACACAGTTGAAATTTGTGTTTCCTGTAAATACGGACACGGATAAGCAATGGCGTCGGCTGCATCCGGGTTTTTAAGGTAAAAGCCCTCCAATGCAATTCTATAAGCGTGGTCACTAGGAAACTCCATTACACCATCGTGGTTGGTCTGAATAACCTCGTATCGCTTAAATGGCTCCATGTGCTCAACAACTATGTGCTTAAGCTCATAGTATCGAATGAAATGATTAAACAACTCCCTCTCAACTAATTTCAAATTTGTATTGAAAATGTCGGGAGCCATATATCCGTTGTGGTGCTTTCTAAGCAAAGCGGACACGGTGTTGTATAATTCTATTAAGTCGATTTTCTCCATGTTATGCACTTGTTATTACTTCCCAAGCCGAACCATTATAAAAATTCATTTTGTTGGTTGTGGTATTGTAAATTTCCAGTCCTGCAGGAGGCGTTGAAATCGCATCCCTTTGAACAGTAGTCATTCTTGGCTTCAAAAAACCCTGTGTTGTGGAATCGATTTGCACCTTTGCGGCTGCATTTGCTGAGCTGCCGCCAATAATTACATCACCAGCTGTAGCCCTAAACGCATAATGTCTTCCCACTAATGCCGTAACAACAGGAGCGTAATCGATAAATACAAAATCTCCGGTTGCAGTTCCCGTGTCGTTTATTGTTGGCTTAATATGAAAAACCCTTAAGGTTTGAGCACCAGCCGCATTTGCTGCGTTAAAATCTAAATCCATAAAAAAAGCTCCAGCTGAGTAACTTCTCGAAAGACCAAGATTTGAGCCATTAAACCGCACATAGTCTAATGTAATTATGTTTCCGGTTATAGAAACATTCCTAATAACCCCTGCGTCATCAACAAAAGCCAAGTTTCCACCGGTGGTGAAGTTGAATACTTTGTTTGCCACTGGCCTGATCTGGATGCTTCCATCTTCTTTTGCTCGAAATGTTTGAACCCCCGCAGAGGTAATCATTACAGCAACATATGTTTGACCATTTTGCCCGGTAATACCTAATTTGGATGACAACGCCAAAACATCTGCGTAGTTCATCCCAATACCAACACTTTCGTTTGTGCCTCCACCAGCTTGTAAGCTGGTAAACTTTCTTCCGGTTGAAGCTGCTAAAAAAATACCAATCATGTTTCGAGATGGCGGACCAATTTTGAAACTGGTGATACGTGCCCAAGCTATAGCTAAAAACGTTAAAAACTTTTTCATTTAAAGAATTTTATTAATTGTCAAATGATAATAAACGTCGTTTTGAACCGCGGACGTAAAAGTAATTTGTCCTGTTCCTGTATTAAAAGAGCCCGAAGCATTTGCTCCATCAAAAGTAACAGCAACCCCATCAACAAGCAATACAAAATCTTTTGTCGCCTTGCCAACTAATAATTGATTTGTAAATACGGTGGTTGCGGCAGCTATTGTACCATCAACGGTATAAACACTGCCCATCAGTGACACTAACCAACCCCTCCATACAGAACTATCGCTGTCCCAAATCGCTTCTACCCACCAGTTTGTTGTCGTTCCAATGCTTGATGGAATGGTTACACCAAAAATTGTAAGCGAACCACCAACACCATAACTTGAATAAGCAGTTACCGGACGAACAATAATCTTAGTCCCTATTTTTGGGTCAGTAGAGCCTATTACAACAGCACTGGCCAAGGCTCCTGAATTTTGAAGCCAAACCTCCATCCTGTCACTGGTGCATTGGGTTAATGGGTCGTATGACGTTGCTGAATTGACTTTAACCACTTGCAATGGCTCAAATGCCGCTCCAAGTTCCTGCCAACCCGGCCCATTTCTTTTTACGATTGATATTGCAGAAGAATATCCTTGAATGTATCGCCCTTCCTCTCCGCGAGTTCTGATGTGACCATTGCCAGATGAACCATGCGCAACAGTTATAATATTGGCTTCATCTCCGATCAGGTGAACAATATCCCCTTCCTGAAAGTCTGTTTCGTCAGCAGCATTGAACATGCCAATTACAGAGTCTAAAGTATCTTCCGTTCCGCTTTCAGGAGTAACAACCACAACCGTTACCCTTGAAAATCGCTCAATTGTCAATACTCCTCCCGAAATAGCTACAGTGGAAGCCGGGTTTTTACTTGGCTCAAGCAGGTATCGAGTAATATCCAAAGCATCCGCACTCATCGTAGCAATTAAATCACCAGACTTGTCGGCTGCTCCACCAATTGCATGACAGTAAAACGTTGAACGGTTAGGGTCTGTTGCGCTTTCCGTGTAAGAGCCTGACAACCCGGTATTTTGCGGGTAAATAATTGCCGAGCCCAAAGCCCTTATTAACAGCGCATCCACTGTCGTCCGGTTATTTGGAAAGGACTGTAAAACTTTTCCAGCTCTTACCTCATATATTTTACCGGTGCCGTTGGCAATTTCACTTGGTTTAGTCTTAGCCATTATTGGTTGATTTTAATTGTAAACGTAATTGATGATATATTAATGATGAACGTTGCCATGTTGATTGGCAGTCCATCAACCGCGTTAAATAATTGAATGTAGAATGTGTTTGGCAATTTACTTACCACACGGGCTACATATTTCAACGGCTGCGTAAAGTCGCCCTCAGCTGCACCAGCATAAATAAGCTCTGTAACATCAACATCTAATTTGTCTGTGAAGTCTGAGCCTGTAGGAGCTGCTAAAAAGTTTTGAATTTTAAACACAGCTAATTCCGAGTTTAAAGCTGCAATTGAAGCATGAGGAAATCCATTTAACTGAACATTTGGCGTTGCTCCGGTTGCTAAGAATACTGACGCATTTTCAACATCAACATACCTGGTTCCCTGACGAGTTCTGCCTGATATTACTATACTCAAATCGTTTCCCGCTGAATAACTTGCAGAAAAATTAAAACCACATGAGTTTTTAACAGTAATATTCCACGTTTTTATCGTACCTGCAACCGAGCTGCTTAATTGCACAGAGCTGTCATTAGAGGCCAATGCATCTGCATATAAAGCCGATAAAAAGGCGTAAAACGAGTCTGCTATTTTATATGTCACAGTAACCGGGTCAGTTCCTGCCGTTGAAACACTCATCCCCGGTCCCGCAGCGAAAATATATGATGTGCTGCTCACAACTTCTGAATAAGGTGTAATAATTGTCGGCTTATCACTTGTGCAACCACAATCACATGAAATCCTTTTATTCATAATGGCCTCAATCCTGTCGTGATAATCTTCAACGGTTGTCCAGTCGCCAATTTGCAGAGCTGCTGTATATGCTCCAATATATCCACCTACCAGCAAGAATTCTGCAACATAAACATTTTCGATAAACGAAATTCCACCACGATCACATTGCATGGTTTTAAACCACTCAACATAACGAATATAGCATTGAAGCAACTGCGCAGACAGCTTGCTGCATCGAACAACCTCGTATTGGTCGTTTAAAACCCTTACAGACAACGTAACAGAACCAGTGACATAAGTTACCAGTGTATTCAAATGGAACTCATAACCGGCGTTTACTGCGCTAAATGTGTAAGTTAAAACCGGCCCGCTGCTAGTTGTGTCCGCTTCCACAATTATAGATGGCGGATGCAGTGTCATTGTTCGTGAAATTGTCGAATATGAACCATATTCGGTCAAATCTGTCAGCAATATGTTCGTCCTGAAACAATCAATCTCATGTTGCAGCGAACCCTCTCCAATAGCTCCATCAGAAGTCAATACATGTTCTGCAGGACTTGCAAAAGTGTAGGTGACAACTTCAGACGTTTCCGCTCCTCCATCATATGACGTGTACATTGTAAATGTATAATCGCCATACATAAATTCAGGCACCGCATTGTTGGTCGGAATAAGCACCGTGTTTAAGACAAAATCAGGCGTGGCTCCATTAAAATCAGGAGTGCCTATTGTCCCGGTATGCACTGCGCCCATCGGCCCAACAATTACCCAATACCCTACAGCCAATGTGCTGTCAACGTATGTGGTGGTATTAGTCAATACAAACTTTTTGAAAGTTGCTGACTGGCTATCTAAATCGAATTTTACTGTAAATGACATAGGTTAAAATTAAAAGAGGTGCTCTGGCTGTTGCCAAAAACACCTCGTTAAACATAATTTAATCGTCTGTGTAAAATTAAGATATTTTCTCTAAAGAAAATACCGGAACTGTCATATCTTTTGCTCTAGACTTGGCAGTAGCCTTCCATTGCTCTTTAGCCTTGCTTAATGCATGGCGAATTACAATTTCATAACTATCCGTATCAAAGTCACACAGCCATGACGCAAAACTTACTTCCGGTTTGTTTTGCTCAATTAATTTCAGTGTATAAATTTTTGTATTTTCCGCATAAAGTCGGATTTTCCCTTCGCTTCCGGATTTTTCCTCAAGCATGTAAAATGCCTTTTCGGTTCCGTCGTAGCAGATAATACCCCAATCTTTTGCGTCCTGAATTAATGAAAGCGTTTGCATCACCTTCGTGTCGCCCTGAAGCGAAAAGAATTGAACTGGATTTCGCTTTCCTAATGATAACAGGTTTGCTCTGATTTCGGCATCTGTTAATGTGTCAGAACCAGGTATTTGACCTTTTCTTGCCATTTCTCTTACCGCTGCTTCAGACAAATATTTGTTATGGTCAGGGTCAGTCAACATGCCACGAATTCTACTTTCTTGACGCTCACGAGCCAACAGTTTTTCAGCCTGAACATTTTGGCTGTAGTAGTTGAATGTTGTGCCAAGTCGCGGATGGTTTAAAAGGAAATACGCCAGCGAATAATTTTTTACATTGTCGTTGATAAGGTCAACCGAAAAACGGCCATCTTTAAAAACGATGCTATTTGGTTCAAGAACGTCGCGGGTAAGTGTACCTTTATTGTATGAATGTACCGCTTTGCGAACATAATACTGGTAAACCCTGGATTGCTCTTTTTCCGTTTTGGTGTAAACAGTCGGAACTGTAAAGTTTTTAGGGGCAAGCAGCTTGCCTTCGTTCAAAGGATCGGGTCTGAACTGTGACTCAGGTAGTCGAAACTCAAGCGGGCGCTTGAAGTCAACAAAATACCCATTTGCTTCATGAAAATCGGACTCTGGTCCAAATTTCTTCTTAAGGTCTTCGAATGTTACCTCGAATGGCTTTTCATCTCGTAATAATTTTGACATTGTATCGGTTTTTTAGTTAATCTCGTTTTTTTTCTGTAAACACCTTAAACTTATCTAACAAAGCTTTAGAAGGAAATTTACCGTTGCTGATATCCGAAAGGTTTTCAGCGATGCTCATTCCTAAGTACATGATCAATGACGCCCTTCCAAATCCGGTTGCAATATCTTCCCATATTGAAATATCTCCCGATAAAGAAGCTACTTTTTCACTTAGGAATAACGCGAAAAAGCACACCATTAATTTGTCAACAAATTTTGCTAGTCCTTCTTTGTTCAAGGTCTTCCTTCTCCAGTGTTTGTAAACACCTAGCACCGTATCTCCTACCAGCGTTATCATTACCAATGAAAAACTATCCCAATCCGAGATAACATATTTTTCAAAGAAGTAAATAATTGGCGTAACCAATATCGAAAGCGGGGCCATATCAACCCAATCTTTAATTTGGTGAGCCAATGAGCTAATCCTGTGCTCAAACATGGTAATCCAAGGTTTTAAATGGCTAGCTATGTCATTTAAATAAAGAACTATAAACAAAAATCTCATAAGCAAATGTTGTCGTGTTTAAAAATTCCCTCCCGGCATTTCTACCGAGAGGGCTAGCTATCCCTGTCTGAATTGTTTGCTTATTCAGCTTGCCAAAGTTGCCACTTGTTAAAGCACATACCTTGAAAAGCAATGTGAGAACGGCTATAAAGGTTCGCAATGTCCTGTGAAAGGATTGGGCGAACTCTTGGGTTATGACCTGTTCCGTCAGTTTCCCAAATTTGCATACGGCGAGAATAGCCACCTAATGCTTTATAGCGAATACCGAATGTTCCTCTTTCTTCAGGACGATTTCTATCAGCATCAGCATATGCAACCCCTTTTGACACAGGGAATACTAATGCCATGTTCTGTTTGTCCTCAAAACCAGCCGCGCCAAATGTTTCAGGATTTGACAGCAAGTCTAATTTTTTGAATAAGAAAGTAACACCGGATTTGTGGATGCTGCGGAAACCAAGGTGCAACATTTTGTCGTTGTTTGACTCACCAACAACATAACTTACGCTAGTGTCACTGGTATAATCAATCAACAAGTCTTCCAGCTCCTGCATTAACTGAAATCCGTACCACACCATCATTGCACCACCGGCACGTTCTTTTTCAGCAAACTCAGCCGATTGGTTGAAGTTTGCGATTGAGAAGCCGCCAAATGGATAGTTGATAATGTTTCCTTCTTCACGCACCAACTGAACAGCACCTTTAGTGGTACGCACAGGGTTTCCTGTATTTTCGTCCATTGGATCCGGGATATTGGCTGTATCAACCTCCTGACCAAACAACAGCGCACCATCAATTTTTTGTAACATCAGGTAATCTACTTGGTCCATACCATCGGCATAGAACAAACGGATGTCTTCACCAAGGTTTGTGTCTTTAAACCACTTACCTTGAGTCATCTCAGAACCTGAACCCTGCCAGCTTTCTTTGATAATCTGCATACGCGCTTGTTTTTTACGAACGCTGCGGATTGTTCCTTTTGGCTGACCAGTCATTTCTGAAAAGGCACCTGATAAAATAATGATATTGTCGCCGGCTGCTAATGCGTGAGTTGTCCAGCCTGTTTTTAACAAACGTACAGTGATTTGAGGAGTGCCTGGAGCTGTTGCTACAACAATACCCTGCAAATCATATGTTCCTCCCGCTTTGTTAGGGAACATGATTTGGTCGCCCTTACGAGCAAACAAATGCGTTCCGCCGTTTCCATCAGTGAACACGTCAAGCGGGTCAACCGGGATATTGAATGTTGCGTGAGCAGCACCTAATCCAGCAGCTAATCCGGCAGCACCTACGCGAATTGGTCGCATAAATGACTCGTCTTCAAAGTGGGTTAAAACTTCCTGAGAAGCGGGTTTTTCAAAACCCATGAACTGAATAATTTTATATGCAGAACCTTTCCATTGGTCGCCTCTGCGGCGGAATAAGGTTCTCATTACATCTGGTTCGTCTGCATCAAGTGCAGACATATAGGCCATAGCCTGAATGCCCTCTACAGGGGCTAAGTTATTTGTTGCCATTTCTAAAAATTTTGAACGTTTTTCTTAACGTGCAAAACCTTAGTAGTCCAACGCGGGAGCTTGGGTGTTACTTCCTCTTCCAGTATCTTCAACAAGTTCAAGACCTTTTTTAACGGACTGATTATTGTTGTTGTTTCCAGCATTGTCATTCACCGGTTTTACGCCGTAAAATTTTTCCGCAATATGCCCCAAAAATTGGCGGCTTACTGCCTCGATACCTTGTGAAAATACTCGTTCAAATGCTCGGCCAAGAGCAATGTTTTTAGCCATAGTGATTAATTCATCATTTGGCTGTTGGCCTGATTTAGCAAAACTTGACAATATGGCTTCGATGTCTCCACCAATTTGTTCATCGTTTTCAATTACGTGTGCAACCGCAACTTTAGTTTTGTCGTGGGTTACAACGTCCTTTGCATAATTAAACTTAAAGCTTTTTGCTGATGCAATTACCGGTTGCCATGCTTTCTCGATTTCAGCAAGGTTTTCAGGAGATTGTTGCTGGCCAGGTTCCGGGTTGATAGTTTTTGCTTTAAAGTCTGACAAAAATTTGTTTGCCACTCCGCCGTCAGTTCGTAATCGAATTGTCATAGCAGCTTTTTCACCGTCGCTAATGTTTGCAAACTCATCACCTTGTTTGTATTCGAATGCAACTGCTGCGCGTGCTGTTGTTTCGTCAATGCCTAATTCGTACATGCGCTTGTAAACGATGGCATCAAGGTCATTTAATTTTGTTGTGTCCAGGTTTCGCATTTGATTGAACAACTGAATGTCGGAACCTCCCCGACGTAAGTAATCAATTAGTTCATCATGGCCCGGATTTTGGGCAAGAAACTTAGCACGTTCAAGATGAGGTGCAAGGTTTGTAGCGTCGGCTACAAGGGGCTCAATTTTTTTAAAACCTTCAACTCCACCAAATTTGCCAAAGACACCTTTAGCATAACTTAGTAATTGTCGGTCTTCGTCTGTGACTGCTTCGGTACCACCGCCGCCTGCGCCGCCATCTCCACCGCCGTTATCGGCATTATTGTTGTTGGATGCGTTGTTGTTGGCTCCTTGAGCCGGTTCGGCTTGTTTTTCTAATTCGACTATGTCGGTTATTTCGGTAAGTACCATCGCGTTTAATTTTGGTTCAAATATATAAAGATTTTAATTATTAAAAACTTTTACTAATTTTTTTTTGGCGGCTGTTTTTTTTCTTCTCCACCCTCTTTCTTTTTATCCAGCTCCGACTCGACAATGATTTCCTTAATCTTATTTTCAGACTTATTGTCGTCAATTTCTAGCTGCGACTGAGTGTTTAACGCTATTTCGCCTTTTTTTAATTGCATTGCCTGTTGATTGCTTTGCTGCTGAGCTGCGGCAGTAGCCTCTACATTTTGGGCTGCTGTCATTTGAGATATTAACACTCGCTTGTTAAGTCTTTTTTCCATTAACGCTCTTGCAAACGCAATTTTGCCTCTTTTTACCTGTTCCAAAATAAGCAGATAATCAGGGAAGGTTAATTGTGTTGGGTCACCAGCCGCACCTCGTTGAGCCGACTCTTTTGCAGTGGTGATTATTTCCTGTTTCATCAATTCGTCATAATCTTCCTCAATCACCATTTCGTAATCATACTTCGCATTGTCAGCAGGAATGTACAATGAACGCTGTTTTTTTGCATTTAAATCATAAAACGTTTCTTCAATATCCCCTTCAAACATCAGCACGGTTAATATGTTTTGGCAAATTGCGCGAGCAGACCTGCGTTTTATCGACTTCATGCCTTTTGCTATTGGCTTTAATCGATTTTGAGCGCCATTAAGCGTCATTTCCGTAACGCCGTTGAGCTGCCCCGCTTGCGGCTGACTTCCAAGTAAAGGTTGAGTGATACCGGTAATATCACCAAGCTCCTGAATAATAAGGTTATATGTCCCGACAAAATCTTTTAATATTGTTCCTAACCCACCTGGCAATTGGGTTACTGTTTTATATGTGGCTTTTCTCTGGTCGTTCATGTCAACATTAGTAAACAACTTACCAGTGTCGAGATAAATTTTCATAACCTCAACTTCGGTTAATGTCTTGCCGTTATATGTCATGCCCTTCAATGCGTTCCAGTTAACTTCAAAACCGTTTGGAGCGGCTTGCGCCCATGCAATCTGAAATTTTTTACAGGCGACTTCAAGTTTTTTTATTTTTGGGATTGCCGCAGCAGTTATGCTTCGGTTTGCGCATCGATAAAAGCTGTAGTTTGAATAGGTTTTACCCTTTTTATCGCGATTGCAATATGACACTGGCCCCCAATTAATACACAAATCGGTTCCAACAATCCAACCGCATTCGTATCGCATCTCATAAGTTTTGCGACTAACCGTAGTGCTTTTATCCGCTTCATAGCCAAACTCTTCCATGTAGGTTTGTTCACCAGCAGCCTTTGTTTTCCGGGTGGAATAAACATCGGTATTCCAGGTCAGGTGCTCAACAAAAAATACGGTAACCATAAAATTATCATAAGCAGCTCCATGGCTATCTCTGTTTGCATCTGAAACATACGACCAATCAGAACTACCTAAAAAATTACCAATTTGGTTGCCATAACAAGGTCTTATTCTTTCAATAAACTTCGCCTCGCTTTCGTATTTATTTACCTTCTTCAGCTCATTGCGAAGATTGTGAATTGTCATTCTCTCCATGTGCCCAACGGTTCTTGCATCCCGATAATCTTTGAATTTCGACTTCGGCAAAACCGCATCCTCCGGAGCTATATACTTTATCAGCGGTTTTTTGCTTGCCCGATCATAGTATTTTTTGGTTCCCGCAAGTCCAATGATTATTTCGTCTCGCTTCAGGAGGTCGTCAAGGTCAGTCCAGTCAGATAATTGAAAACACCTGTCGATAGCGTCCTTCATCACAACTTCATGCTCAAGCTCCATCGACATCGTTTCAAATATCTCCAGCTCCTCATAATCTGCCGGAACAAACGGAACATCATCAACCATCTGTTTGCCGGATTTTTTGGCTAATTGTTCGTAAAAAGGATTTTTACTTCTTTCCCAAATCCAATGCTTCATCCTTTGCTTTCCTTCAAATGAAGCTTGGTCAACTCCTCTCGGCGTTACTGGAACGTCAACGCCCTCCAACATCCCTATCACTGAGTCAATGTACCTTGGTAAAACACTTTCATTATCCCAAGAAATCGAAGTATAGGCTTTACGTCTTGGGTCATTGGTTTTCTTACTGGCGATTGTGAGCTTGTGTTTAACGTCGCTGTTGTCGTTTGTTCCATCGGCATGTGAACGAAGTGTGTAGTAGTCATAAAGCGAAGTCCCTGTTGATAAAACATCAAGAACACCTTTGCAAAACTCAGCCCAAAAGGCTTTTGCATATTTTATGTTCCACTCAACTTCATTCTTTTTGGGAGTAGGAACAAAATCACTTGGATAAGACGTTTTGTCTTTTTCTCCAAACTTAATAAGTTCTTTGTCAATCATAATATTCTTCAGTTACTCCGGTAGAAAGTTCCGCGACTTGCGTACCGACCATTTGACTAATTTTAATCCTCGCTGCAATTTTAGCATAACCACACGCCGCGAACACATCGTAATCATTCATGTCAGTATCAATTTCCTCGCACTGGTCAAACAAAGTTGGATGGTGCTCTCGATACCCGTTGTGTTCAATATGGTCAGCTATCTCATTCCAAATATCGTCCTTTACGGCCTCGGTGGTTGTTTTACCCGGGTCAAATTTTTCTTCGTTCTTTTTTGGATCATACTCGAAAAATAAATATCCCTCGAAACCTCGTCTATAGTAATGGTCTGATACAGTCGTAATGTTCATCTCCGGATAAGTTTTACAGCCGTAATAAACCGCCGCCATTAACTGTTGCTCACAAAACTCTTCCTTGGTTGGTGGCTTATGATTATAAATTGCACAAAACCTATCCGTGACCCAAATATAATCACCTTTTTGCTTATCAAACTCATTTTTCCTGTGCTCATCAGCGGGATTATCTACAGATGCATCGAATTTTCTATATATCGCGCCGGCTCCCTTACTTGCTTTTCCTGATGAAGTTTTTCCCCTGGCACGATACATATCGACACCGTGAGAAAACAAATGACTGCTTGCCGGTTCAATACGTTTTTTAGATGGATTATGCCTTGTTTGGTTAGCCTTTTCAGGATTTTCAAACAGGTAACTTACCTCCCAAAAACCATTCTCTCTCGTGGTTTCAACAAAACGAACGTAAGCGCGACCCTCTGCAACATCTTCTACTTTTGGTAAATTTTCGTCCTTGTATTTATGGTCTTTCCACTTCTCATCACCAGCCCATTCAAATCTTCCGTATCGCAGATTTGCACTTGGTCCGTTAATTTCCCATTCGGTTTTTTTCCGGTTGATGATAACCAGGTTAAAACGAGCTTTGTTGTTGTTGGAATAAAACGCCTCTTTGAAATTTAACGGAGTTTGACGAATTACCTCGCTTAAGCCGTCCCAATCCTGCATTTCTTCTTTGTCCTTTCTGAGCGACAAAATGTTTTCCCTGGCTTCCTGTTTTTTTGAAAACCCATATTCGTCAATAAACCCTTCCAGTCCTTCATCTGCCGGAATAAACAGGTTAACCAGTCCTGATGCAGTTTGCCCGGTCACCTTATTTCTTCTTCCGTAATGTGACTGCCTGCAGATTTTTGCCAATTGCTGTCCACCACCTTTTTCCATTTCGCCAATGGTTGAGGTCATTAAACAAAAGCCGATAATTTTCTTATTTGCACCCAAGCTGTGACACTGCTTAATTACGTCCCAACGTTTACTTACATTGGCCTCAACGGTTTTACCAACCTCATCCTGATGCGAAAATCGAAGTTTTATACCATCATACGCCTCTGGGGTAGATGCTTTATAATTTGCAACAGAATTAAGCACTTTTTTCCGCTTTCCTGTTTTTGAGTTCTTTAATGGCGAAGATTTCGGCATTTTAAACTCAACCTTTGTTTGGTTGTCCAAATCCCGGACAATAGGTCGGAAGAAAAACGGCATACCCTTTACCCCAACCATAAATTTATCAGAAAATACCGCCGCCGCATCGGGCTCGGTTTTACTTTGAATACCGGTTTTAACCAACTGGCCTTCTACCGGAGCTGATGATGTCAGGATAAAATAATTTATCTGCTGTGCATTGGTTGTCGCTCCATCGCGACGGTGTTTTACATAAACAACGCCGAAAACAGTCGGGTCAAGAAACATTGCATAGAAGAAAATATATTTTTTTCTATCACGATCACGAAACTCAGCATATCCATCACCGGTTTCGCTGTCCATTCTCCAGTAGTTCAGGTATTGGTAATACCAGCCGGGAAAATAATACGGTCTGCCTTTTATCAAAATCCAAACTCCCTGTGAAAACCGCTCCCACTCCTGTTCGATAAACGGCAGCTCTTCTTGGTAATATTCAATATTGTTTTCTACTTCGGTCCAGTAGTCTTCAGGATTTTCGTGCGACTCTTTGTTAAGCCTTTCCAGTTTTGGAGGAAGTTGGGTGCGCTTGAAGTATTGCGCTTCGGGAGGAAGCCCGTAATTCAACATATCCTTGTATGGAGGTGGTTCAGGTAGATTGATTTTTATAGTATCTAAATCCTCATCCTCCTCATGGTAGATGACAAATCGTTGTGGCAGCTCGTATAAATGCTCAAATTCAGACTTCTTCACTTCTTATTGCTTCTGACGTTATCACAACCTGTGGATATTTGGCAAAGTATTTTTCTGCCATGTATTCAGGTCTGATATCGCGAATTCGCTTTTCTTCATCAGTAACCTTTTTCCACAACTCGGTTTTCAAATTTTTAGAATTCTCGTCCGACAATATTTCTCGTTCTAAAGCAAGTAAAAGGTTTAAATCTTCGGTTACTGTTTTGGCTGTAACCTTATCGCTCATTAGCGTTTTTTCATGGTAGATGATTGAAGCCCGAACAAACGTGGAGAACTTAATCCCGTTGCTCAGTAATGCATACCGAATAATCATGCTATTCACTTGCGGCATTTCGCAATTTAAAAATCTCTGTGTTTTTTCCGGAAAAATACCGGCATCGTTTGTCTTAAATCCCGCATATTCTGCGGCGCAGACCTTACGAATTTCATATGGTAATTTTCGAAATGGGCTTCCCATGTCAAACATGCCGACAATGTATTTAATCGCCATGTTGTTAGTGATTTCCGTTGTTTCGTATTTGCCAGGAACATGCTCAAACTCAATCCAGTCCCTCAAATTTGGATGGGTTGAGAGCTTAAACGTTTCGGCATACGCCTCCGGATTAACATAACAAAGCTCGAAGCTCTTTTCAGTGAGCCTCAAGCCTTGTTTTTCTATGTATGGTAGTTCACGCATCAGTTACCCGGTCCAGCGTTTTCTTCACTTCCGCTGATGTCTTTTTTTTGGAGGAATTGGGCTGGTTGTTTCCACTACAGGTTCAGGTTTGGCGTCCACCGGTGGAACTGGTTCCTTTGTCAACGACTCCGCAAAAGCCTTTTGTGTTGCGATTTCATTTTCGTAATACTCAACCGCTTTTAGTAGGATTGCACCTTCTTTCACAATTTCATCAGCACTGCCCTTATAAACACCGCTTCCAGCTACAGTTTCTAAAAACAACTGGCGCGAAAGCCCCGCAACTTCGGTTTTTTCAAGGAACGTTCCGTAATTGATTTTAAGGAAAGCCGAAGCCGCTGCAATTTGCTCAGGTGTTCTTCCATCAGAAAAACACTGAATAATCGGCGGGATAACTCTTGCATTTTTAGCACCCGGAAGCGATAACTTGTAGTTTACCCAAGCCTCGTAAACATCGTTAAAATTCAGTTCCGGTAATTGTTCATCATCAGAAGCTAATTCGGGTTTGTCTCCGAAAAAATCAGCCATTAAGGCCAGCAGCAAGTGAATGCCGCTTGTTTTTTTAAATGTAATCATCGTTTAAAATTTATGGTTCAATAATAATTTTCTTAGGATCGGGTTTCATTTCTTGCTTCTTGTGCTCAGCTCTTTGTAACTGGCTTATCTGTTTTGGGGTTAACTGAATGTCTATATTCCGTTCGGCAAAAAACAGTATCGAGTCAAAGTCAATCACAAATATCTTTTCACCGTTTACCTCAATTTCAACTCCAATTGTTCCCTTTTTAACCACAGCAACCGGGTCATCAAGTTCATCGGTTGCCGCCTTAAAACTATCAATAAAATCTCTATCGAATGGACACCACATTGCAACATCTGCTTTATAAAATGGTTTTGAGCGTTCCATTACTTGGATATAATCTGACGCAGAATACTCCTGTAGGCGCAAACCAACCTTTCTTTTGTTCAAAATTACATTGCCGTTTTCATCGTATTTACCAAGTATTGCCCTTTCCTCAACCCTTACCAATTGCCAGTCGTAGGTTTTGGCAACGGAGTTTTCCAAGTCATAACTAATCGTAACCAAAGCAGTGTCACCGGGTTTCACAAAACCAATTGTCGGACCATATGCCCTATCCCAAAAATATTCTTCAATTTGATTTTTAGGGGTGTATAAAACTTTGCAATTATACCTGTGGTATTGCACTTTGAAATCTTTTGGGAGCAACATCTTGCCACCCCAAGCCTCAACTTCGTGCTGTGATTTACTGTCTAAAATCTGCTCCATGATTATCCAACCGTTGATTGGTACCGGTACGTCATTTTCAATTTTGCAGAAGATTTCATCATAGTTGATGATGACATAATCATTTTCATTGTTTTCATCCACCCATCTCATGGCAACACTTTGATAAGCACTTTTAGCTGCGTTATATCGATAATACACCTTGTCACCTGGCTTCAGCTCACAAACTGTGTTTTTGTATTCAATAGCAGCTCCGCCTCCACCGTGCCGCGCAACGCCTTTTCTCGAATAACGTAGTGCCGACAACATAACAACCTCTCCTGTTATTACTGCATGTTCCTCCGGGTTCCATGATGTTACGAGTATTAAGCCGCTATCTAATTTGTGAAATATGTTGTTAACCTTTCTATCGGTTTTAATCATTACTTGGTTAGGTTTGATTAGTTGCATTTTTTTTCAAAATTTTTTTTTGATAAATAAACTATGTTTATTATATTTTTATATTGTACTAGTACAATGTACTAATGTACTATATAGTACAATGTACCAGTTACGGGCGCACATGCGTACGCGCGTAAGAAAACAATCCCACATTTGCAATAGCATTTTTATCGGCTTCTTTTATCCATTTCGGCGAAAACTCAATACCAATACAGGTTCTATCCAATTTTCTAGCCTCAATAAAAGTTGTGCCTTTTCCTAAAAACGGGTCTAAAACTACTCCATCAACAGGGCAACCGGCTAAAATACAGCGTTCTGCCAGCTCAGGAGGGTATGCAGCAGAATGTTGACCACCGTAATTTGTGCTATTGATGTCATCCCAAACAGTGGTTCGTGTTACTAAATTACCGCCATTGTTCGACTTTGGAAGAGTGGCAACTGCTTCACGGTTGTGATAATACATTTTTGATTTGCTGAGCATGAACACATACTCATGATTTCGAGTGCTTCTGTCATTGGCGCTTTCCGGCTTATAACTGCGCTTACGCCAAACATTGTCATTCCGAAGATACCATCCATCGGCCTGCAGAGCAAAAGCAATTCGCCATGGAATACCCATCAGGTCTTTTGCTTTTAATCCCTTTTGTCGGATATCTACTGGACATAAATCAGAGATAACCTGACCGGCTGGCTGCTTAAACCTGCGCTCACTTTCAGTAGTCCTAGCTTTTAACCTGCCGTTTCTACCTTTCAACTGCAAATAAGTATCGCCTACATTAATGAACAAAACACCGTTTTTTGTAGTGATGCGCTTCACCTCGCGGAAAATCAAAACAATGTGGCCAAGGTAATCCATAACATTTTCCTCCAATCCCAACACGCATTTCATCGGCTTAATCCTGATCTCCGGTAATCCCGGATATGGAGAAAATTTTACGGCTGGCCACTGAACAGGCTCAATGCCATAATCCCTCAACCCCCAATACGGAGGAGATGTTACTGTGCAGTTTACAAATGCATCTGCCCATTCCTTCATAAGTTCATAGCAATTGCCGTTAAACATAGTATTCCCCGTAGGAGTCGTTTTTACCTTCGCGGCGGTTTTCTTCCGCTTTCTGCTCGTTTTTTTTGCGCTCGTTGTCATTTGGTATTATCGGTTTTTCATTAATAAATCTATTGTTTTGGCATATTACAACCAATTCCTTTGAACTAGCAAACACACCTCCTGCAGTAATTATTCTTTCCGGGTCATATTGCTTCGGAACGTCATAATGCGGATGCTGCGGATGGTAATGGAACCAGTATCGTTTAATGCCAATCTTTTGACAGAAATCATGTAGCTCATTCAAGTTGCCATCGGTTACGATATGGATATTGTCGGTATAAATCATTGCTCCCCGGGGCGACCCGCCTCATTTTTTATCATGCTCATTGTTCCATACAAATGCTTGTGGTAAGTCCAAAACGTATTCGCCTTGGTCCCGTAAGCCACTGAAACATGCAGAACGTTATAACGATAACAGGTTTGATACACACCTTCGTCATCCTTATAGCCAAACACCACAAGGTCAACAAGCTTTTCTCCAACGATATTCACAATCTTCGCAGGGTAATACTTCTGCTTGTCACGCTCAACAAAATACACATCATTTCCAATATCCATTATTCTTCTGTTTCAATGTTTAATTCGTCAAGTAAGTTATTAACCTCGTCTTCCGCTTTTTGGGAGTCAGAAACTACGGCTATAAATTTGTTCATGCAGTGAACCAGAGCATCTTCAGCAAGGTCGCAAAGAAACTTATCATCCAAATAACCTTCCTTAAACTCATGCGAGCCTGTAGTTGTTAAAAGGTTTTTTTTAAACAAATCCGCGCGTTTGTTAAACATGCTTTGAAACTCGTCAAAAAAATACTCTAATTTCTGCAAATCAACCGGTGTCGCTTTCATACTTTAACGATAAGGTACAACATAAATTTCTCCCGCTGGAACAATACCGGTAGTATTTCTGCCATCACAATGCAACCACGACCAAGTTCCATCCTCAATAGTCGTAATACCCATACCCAAATACAGTTCAGGGCTATCAATAATCTCCTGACGCAATTTCCGATACGCTTCCTCACGGGCTTCTTTTGACAGCTTATTGAACTTCACGAAATGATAATCATCGGCGTCATTCAATTTGTGCTGACTATAAAACGCACCGGTTTTGGAATTAGGCGCACGGTAACCACTGTCCTGCAGAGGACCACCAGTCGCCCAATTATTGATGATGATCGGGCCATGAATAGCACGCATCGCTTCCGCACGGTCAATACGAGCTTGCGAAACGAATATGATTGACTTAAAACCAAACTCGTCATAAATCCCCTTCGGGACAAATTCGTCCAGATAGAAATTAGGTGAAACTTTAATTCTTTGCATTATAGTTGTTTTTTGATTTGAAAGCTAATATACGGAGTGCTATTGGATTTAACCATCTTATCACACTCATTGTAACACGCAACATCATCCGTCGCCGGAATATTCTTTAACTCCGAACCATTCAAGGTGAAAAACTCCACCTCGAACACTGACGTTAACTTAGTTTGATTTGTTTGCATAACGATTATAAATTTTTTGAACCATACTCTTATTCCATAAACCCTCTCCTCGATTGGGAACACCATCCGTGTTCAGTAAATTAGCAATAGACTCGAAGGTTTCACCCGGCTCATCAGGCAAGCCCCGTAACTCAACAATCCGGTTAACAATCTCCATCTCCTCCTCATTCGCCACCAACACGCCGCCGCTAATCCTGCCCTTCTTCGCGTTAAACGCCCCGCCAACACAGCGCAACCCAAACGGTATGCCACCAATCCGCTCATTCCGTTCCCGCTTCCGCTGATGCAAATCCAATGTCCGCTCTGAGTCCTGGTCACGCTCCAACTGTGCAACCGCCGCCATCAACGTCAAAAAGAAATATCCCATGGCATTACTCGTGTCAATATTCTCCTTCAAGCTCACAAACTGAACACCATTCTTCTGCATCAACTGAACAGCCTCTAACGTCGCTATCGTGTTCCGGGCAAATCTGCTGATACTGTAAATCAACACAACATCACACTGCTTCTTCCTCACCAACTCCATGCACGAAACAAAACCCGGTCTGCTGGTTTTACTCCCGCTTATCCCACTGTCAATAAATCGCTCGACAACAGTATATCCCATATACTGACACCACGCATCCATTCTCTCGTTCTGTTCATCCAAGCTCAAACCGCCTTCCGCTTGTTCAATACTCGATACTCGTCTGTAAGTTACTACTCGCATTTCTATCTCGTTTTGTTTTAAGTTTATGACATGACGTGCACATCAAAGTATAATTATTCAACCAGCATCCACCACCACCGCGATGAACCGGTATCGTATGTTCCAATTCTAAGCCCTTATAACGCTCACCACACTCCGAACACTTCCGGCCATGGTAAACTCCAATCAAGTGCTTAATCGTTTCAACACGACCCTGTATCACCGCAAAAACAGTAGTCGCATAAGAACTACACAAATCACTAGCCCAACGACTCCGACCCCGCGGCAACTCCTTCCCACATCCACAACCACACAAATTGTCACGCTTCGGAAACAAGTTTATCATACTCAAACTGTTTATCCGCTTATACACGTTTATCTCCTGTATAGCATAAAACGGCTCCGGATCAGCTAACAACACCCGCCTCTCTAACTCCAAACACTTTAACTCCTTTTCTGGTAACTTACCATAAACTGCCTTCATCACGCGAAAAAAATTTTTATTAAATAAAAAAAGTTATGTTATAATTTAAAATGTTATTAATTTATTTTTTACGGCACAACTGAACCAAATACCTGCCCTTCTCCAGCTTAACAACACTCCTGCAATCACTCCCATC